TAATGAGATATTATATAACGAAGTTATATAATATTTTTTCTTTGCTTCTTTCTTTTTAAAACTTTTAAAAAAGTATTGACATAAAGAAAAAAATGTGGTATAATATACACATACTAAAAAGAAACGAGGGAATAAAAAATGCTATTAGCTAAGGGAAAATATAACGAAGCAAAAATATACTCTGATAGATTTGATGAAAATGCTTATTCACAAATTATTGAACTATGTAATAACAACTCATTTAAAGATTCAAAAATTAGAATCATGCCAGATTATCATGCAGGAAAAGGATGTGTAGTAGGATTTACTGCTAATTTATCTAGACTGGAAGTTATCCCTAATATTATTGGCGTAGATATTGGATGCGGAGTATTTGTTTATCGTTTAGGTAAAATTGATATAGACTATATTAAATTAGACGAATTTATTCGCAATAATATTCCATCTGGAATGTCTGTTAATAACAAAGTATCTACAAAATATGATTTAAGTGTTTTAAAATGTTATTCAAAATTAATAAATACTCAAAGAATTGAGAATAGTTTAGGTACTTTAGGTGGAGGAAATCACTTCATTGAGATTGATGTTGATGCTAGCGATAATAAATATTTAATTATTCATAGCGGTTCTAGAAACTTAGGAAAACAAGTATGTGACATATATCAAAAACAAGCTTATGATGATTTACATAACAGAAAGGATGATATAGCAGAGCTGATAAAAAACACTCCTCCAAAAGATAGAGAAAGAGTATTAAGAGATTTTAAAGCGCAAACACCTATTATTAAAACTGGCTTGGAAAGCTTAAAAGATAGAAAATCTGTAATGGATTATTTACATGATATGGACTATTGTGTTAATTGGGCAAAATTAAACAGAAAAGAAATTGCACTTAAAATTCTAGGGCATTTATTTGTTTCTTATAATCCTCAAAAACAATTTGAGTCTGTGCATAATTACATTGAGTATAGAGACAAAGCTGATGTATTTACAGGAATTTTTGTTAGAAAGGGAGCTATTTCTGCCCTTAAAAACCAATTATGTATAATTCCTATGAATATGCGTGATGGTAGCTTAATTTGCATAGGAAAAGGTAATCCTGAATGGAATTACTCAGCTCCACATGGAGCAGGTAGATTAATGAGCAGAGGGCAGGCTAAAGAGCTTGTTAATTTAGATGAATATAAATACAGCATGAGAAACATTTATTCATCTAGCATAAATCAATCAACGATTGATGAATCTCCTATGGTTTATAAACCTATGGATGAAATTATAAATCAAATTCAAGAAACAGTTGAAATAGTAAAAATAGTTAAACCAGTATATAATTTTAAAGCTGGAGAATAGAGGTAATAATCATGTCAAATATTATTCACGAAAGAGTTGTTGGAAGAGAAGGTAATAGTGAGTATAAATACGTTTATACTTATACTTCTGCTTTAAATTTTTCATATTTAGCAAGAAACTTTTGCCCTAAAACACTTGGTATGAAAAATAGCACAGATTTATGCTCTAAACAGAATTGTTTAATTTGTTGGAATAAAGCAATATTAAATCACAAAAAAAGCCAAAGGAGAGTATAATGATTTGGGTAATAGCTGATACTCATTTTGGTCATAAAGAAATTAAAAAATTATGCAATAGACCTGATGATTATGAATTGCAAATTATTACTAACTGGAATGATTTAGTTGCAGAAGAAGATACTATTATTTGCTTAGGTGATGTTGCTTGGTCAATAATAGATTTAAGAATCTTTAAAGAATTAAAAGGTAAGAAAATATTAACATTAGGAAACCATGATATATTTTCTAAAAAAATATATCAGAAATACTTTGATATTGTTTGCAAAGAGTATGTTTTAAAACATCAAGGAATAAATTTTATTTTTAGCCATGAACCAAAAATTTTTCATTATTACGATATAAACGTTCACGGACATTTACATAATTTGGCTAAAATAGAATCTATTTGCAAACATTTTAATGTGGCTTTAGAAGAAATGGGATATAGACCCATTTCACTTAATGAAATTACAAGAGAAGTTTGTTGGAAGGGAGAATTTAAAAAATGACTAATAAAGAATTGCTTGATACAAAAATTCAAAATGTAAAGAAAGCTCATAAAGAGCTTAGAGATGTTATTAGAAAAATGACTGATGAGGAATTAGCAGAATTTAAAGATAAACTGCAAGAAATAAAAGAAGACCTTGAAGATACTCTTGATAACATTAAAGAATTTAGAGAAGGATTTATTGCAAAATATGGCGTAAATTTATGGAGGTTTTTAATCACTCTAGGCGTTATTGCTATTCTTGCAATCATTTTTTAATGCGTAAATTATTAGACCACGATTGTTACAAATATTTAAAAATGCAATATACAGAAACATTAGAAGAGTATAAAATCAAGGTAATATGTGCTAAATGTGGTAGAGCAGAAGAACGTATTTTTTCAAAAAAGAGTTATCCACCAGAAATGATTTTAGGGGATATGTTTAAAAAATGGCTTGAACAATTTATAATTGAATGTTTTAAATTTCAAATTGTTTATTGTGACTTTGAATTAGCTCCATATTCAATAGCACGTCAGGTTATTTTCTGGAACAAGAATCTAGGTCAATATTATCCTGTTTATGAATATCATGTATTAAATAAGGATAAAGAGGTTATAGAAACCTTTGGAAATGCTGATGAAGCAATCGAACACGCAAAAAAACTAAGTATTGTAGAACCTTTATTTAATTGTCCATTTTTGCAAGAATTAAAGAAACTAATGTAGGAGGAAATAGCTATGAAAATAGGAGATACAGTATATTTAAAAGATTCTACACAATGCCCAGTAGTCCTATTTAATGTAAGAGTTCCTTACACAGTTTTAATTACTCCTGATATGCCTTTAGAAGTAATTAGTATAAATTATCCAAAAATAAGAGTTAGTTATACTGATTTTAAACCTAAATTTATTTCAAGTAGGAAGCCTTTACACCCATATCAAATGAATAAAAAAGCTATACTTGACTTAGATATAAAAGATATAAAAACTTGTTGGATAACACCTTGACAAAATCACCTTTTCATGTTATAATAAAAGCATAGAAAAGGTGATTTTTATTTAGAAAGGATTTGGTATTATGAAACAAACGCAGAAAAGAGACTCAGCAGATGATTTTGTATCAGGTTTAGGTTGGTTATGTTTATTTATTTTTGCTTTCCCAATTATGCTTCCGTTGGTTATTATTGGAGCTATTGTTAATATAGGTCCGAATAAACCTTTATTTCATAGCAAATTGTGGAGAAATCAATATAAAAATAGAGGTGATTGATTATAAAAGGTTTTAAATTGTTTCAAAAAACAGCTACTAAGCTTATAGCTTTCGCTCTACTTTTTACTACAATGTATTGTGCATCTATTGGTGCTATACTATTAGCAATAACAGCTATTTTAAGTTTATTTTAGGAGGAAGATTATGGAATATTTATTGCAATTAAAAGATGGTTATTTACTTGATATAGAATCAGACGAAGAAAGTTATGATGGGTGCCCCACATGTAATTATAACTCAGAATATATTAATACTATTACTTTAATTTGTTCCAAATACACACACACTATTTCAATTTCTCAAATGTATAGTTTTGCTTTATCTTTAGGAACAGTAATGAAAATATTTTTGTCAAATCTAGAAACACTCAAAGCGTGTACAGAAGAAGATTTAGGAGAGACTGTAAAAAAACTTTTAGAACAAGGGACTTGTAAAACAAATTTTGAGTTAAAAACATGGTAAAATAATTTTTATGCTAGGAGGGTTATAATGTATTTATATGAAAGCCATTTAGGAGGCTATTTTATCACAGAAAATGAAGTATCTTACGAAGATTTGTATTGTGAAACTTGTGGGGATTCTGACCAATATTTATGCTCTGGAACTAAGGAAGAAATTATTTCAAGTTTTTATTGGGACTTACGTAATTCTTTATGCACCTATAATGCAGTTAGAGAAGCATTAGGGGAAAAATCACTAACACTTAAAGAGTTAGGTGAATTAAATGAAGTATCTTAACTATTGCCCCTATTGCATAAAAGCTAATTGTGAACAGTGCAAACAGTTCAATACTACACAGGTTCCTTCCAAGTATACACCGCAACGATTTTATTATACAACGAGGATGAATTATTATGAAACAGTATCGAGGAACGAAGAAAAAAGATTTTTATGAACTAATGGAATTTATAAATAAAGCCTCAATTTTAGGATATTCCTTGCATAGTTTTACTGAATCAAATGACGTGTTTTATGCAATTTTTGTAAAAGGATGTTAGGAGATTAATATATGAGAACAATTAAATTAGCAGATGTAATAATACAAATGCACGTTAGAGATGAATACTCATGGCAAAGAGTATTGTACTGTCCGTGGGTTAATTGTAAGCATTATAATGATGCCAAATGCGCCTACAAAGATAATTATAAATGTAATTGTTGTAATTTTGTTTTTATGAATGGTCATATTTATTGCCAAAAATATACAAAGGAGTAAATGATGAAAGAACAAATATTAGACAGATTAGCATGTTTATTGAAATACTTTAAAGGTCTTGAACATGAAAATAATGAAAAAGAGTATGCCTATATTTTAAAAGGAACTATTAATGGCATTACTTATTCTATCAAAAATTTAGAGGATTTTTTTGAAACGGAGATAAAAATGATAGCAGAAGGTGAAAAGATAACGCAAAAAATAAAGCCTTGTCCCTTCTGCGGCGGCGAAGGAAGACTACAAGCAGTAATCACAGAGTCTAGAATTAACCAAGATGATTATTTTGTAAAGTGCCGAGAATGTGGTGCTTCCACTATGAAATATTTTTCCAAACAGAAAGAAGCTATAGCGGCATGGAACAGACGGAACGGTGACTAGATTATAAAAAAGTAATAGCAATAATTATTGAAAAAAGTGAGGGAGAATAAATAGCATGGATTTTATTTATTTACTAATGAATTGTGTTGTTATAGCATCTATTATTGTGATTACAGTGTCAGCTTTTTGGTCTATATTGGTACTTCTGACTGACAGCAGTGACAGACATAGCCGCTTATATGTCATTACTCACACTATAGGGGCTATAACACTTGTATTATTTGGAATAGCATTGCTCACAGGATGGTTGAAATGACTAACTACGAAAGAATTAAAGCTATGAGCCTTGAAGAAATGGTAGCATTTGTTGAGGTAGCAGGCAGAAATACGTGTCATAAAATATGTGTTTACAGACGAGGCGGCGAAAACTGTAAAAAAATGCCATGTGAAACTGGTATAAAACATTGGCTTGAAAGTGAGAGTGAATAGATTATGAGATTGATAGATGCTGAATGGATAACATACGTACTAAGAAAAATAGCACAAGCCGAAGATAAAGATTTAAGTAAGGGGGAGTTTGGGCAGGGATATGTGAGTGGGGTATATCATGCTATACATGTTATTAAGAGTACGGAAGCGTGTTTGCCTAAAGTGTGTAAACACTGTCATTTAGTACAATACCACGACAATAACTACTGCGATAGATGTGGACGGCTTATAGACGAAGCCCCTACAGTAGAGGAACGTAAGCAAGGACGTTGGAAAAATGGCTGTTGTACTGTGTGCGGTGAATCTGCGGCAACTGATGGACCTATTGACTATTTATCCGAGGAAGAACAGAAATATTGCTGGAATTGCGGGGCTGAAATGAGGGACAAAATTGTTAAATAAATATATACAACAATTTTTAGAAGATAATGATTTACAAGCAGGTGAAAAATTTTATATTTTAAACAGTAACAAAGAGAAGTTATATGATAAAACATTTTATATCAATAAAGATTTTGAAAAACCAGAAGATATTTTAAAATGTGATGGTGGAAAGAACGGTTATTCTTATACTTTATTGAAGTTGTTGGTTAGTAACTTTTTTGTAAAGAAAATACCTTTTTATCCTCAAAACGGTGACACTTATTATTACGTAACTGCTCTAGGAGAGATTGAAAAAGTATTATTTTTTGATGATGCCAATACGTTACATTGCTTTTTACGCAAAGCAGGAAAATGTTATAGAACTAGAAATGAAGCAGAAAAGCATTTGATAGATGATTATAAAAAATTGCGGGAAATGTAAGGAAACTAATAAAAAAGGAGTAAACATGATAATAATTAAAGGAATGGAAATGCCTGTTAATTGTATGCTATGTCCTTTTATAGATGAAAGTGGGCAGTATTGTCAAGTTGATGGCAAAGTCTTAGTGCCTAATATTCTTTGTGTAGATATCGAAGGGGTACGAGAAAATTTTAAGGTTTTAAAAAGTGGCAGACATGCAGACTGCCCATTAATTGAGATAAGAGAGCGTATAAAAAAATGAAAAAATATAAAGTGCAGTTAATTGAAACATATGCTTTTGACTTTGAAGTAGAAGCAGAAAACAGAGCGGAAGCAGAAGAAAAAGCTAAAAATTACGTTGATAATTATACTGATGACGATTACTTTGCTTGTTCAGCTAACTCTCATGTAAAAGATGTATTTAAAATTATTTCTAAAACGGACGGTGACGAATGATGCGTGAAATATTATTTATAGGTAAAAGGCTTGATAACGGAGAGTGGATAACTGGTCATTTATTAAAATACGAGGATGGCAGAGCAAGAATAGTGCCTAATAATACAGATATATTCTGTTTTGAAAAAGATGAGAGTATCATTCAAACTGTAGCACACAGAGTTGACCCTAAAACAGTAGGACAATATACAGGCTTTGTCGATAAAAATGGTAAAAAAATATTTGAGGGCGATATAGTCAGTATCTACAACTCTAAAGCTTTTCTTTTCGCCGTAGAGTGGAACGGTAATCAATATGTCCTTAAATGCACTTCTAACGGCGTGTCTGATAACATTCTTAACGTCATAGAATCGCCAGAAGATGTAGAAGTTGTCGGAAATATTTATGATAATTCTGAGCTAATAAAGGAGCAGTGAATAAATTATGAAAACAGTAGTAGCGACAATTATTGAGACAAATGAATATAAAGTAAAAATAGACGTAGAAGATGGTGCTACAGAAGACGAAATTCGAGATATTATAGAAGAAGCCTACTTGGAAGATGGCTGTAATATGGGTATAGTTAGTAATACTTATGATATAAAGATAAAAAATAGTAGGTGAATAGAAGTGGAAGAAGAACAATGCCCTTGTAATGATTGCTTTTTTAATGACTGTGATTACTGGGACAGTAAATACTGCTGTAAATATTGTCGTTGGTTACATGGTGAAGTTACGCCAAATTGTGAAGACTGTAACCCAATGGATATTTGAAAAAGGAGGTAAACAAATGAAATATACCCAAGTAATTAAACCATCCTTAGATATGTTAATAGCAGAGATTGAAAAAAGATACGTTCCCTATGGATGGGAAATAGTAAATGTCTTTCATGCTGACAAAAAATATTGTGCTGTCTAAACAGGCGGTAATAGATATCCAGATACAAAAGACCGATTCTTTTAAGCCTTGAAAAAGGCTTATTTTTTTGAAAAAAATTCACTATTGTATTATTGCTTTTATTATTATTCTTGAAGTTACCCCAGATTTTTGTGAGATAAAAAATTTGTAAAAAAAAAATTGTAACTAGGCACACGGTTACAAAAACAGTAACCATTATGAAAACGGATGTATTTTCATGTGGTTACTGTTTCTTATTGATAATAGTTTCTAATAAACTTTACTTCATTAATAACAATATGTTCTTCTGTCAATAATATATCATTAGTTTTTATATTATATTGTTTTGTATAAATATTATCAATAAATATATCTAATATATAATACTTAATACTATTATATACTACTAATGATTTTACATAAATAGCCATGTTGTCTAATTGATAATATTTATCTATCACTCATAGGCTACCCCCCCCCACACTATAATAGTATTCATTCTTATTTACTCCTTATTGTAACAATGCTATCAGGCGTTTTATCCCTAAAGATATGTTCTTGATAATCTTCACCTTTAAACTCTTGCGGATTATTATTCTTAAAGAATAAAGATAATCTATAGAAGTCAATAACATCAACGTCATACTGTGCACGTGCTACATACCATTGCCCACAGTTATACAGATATAATCGACAAAACATCCTACTACATTACGTAGCATAGTTTTTAATGACTTAAATTTATATGCTTCGCTGTCTTCCTCCATGTAGGGCTCACCTAAATATGACATATCACCATCTTTAATAGTATCAAATATCTGTTGTTCAATCGTATCATTATTCTTATCCTTCATAGTCATATTAAGCAAATCACTTCCCAAACCGTCAGGGTATCCGTCCCAATTACACATGGCACCCCAATAGTAGTCATTGTGTTTAGTAATAATGTAAGCTGATGTACTCATTATATAGCCTCCTTTAATTTGTGTAAACTGTGATAATATCGCCGTTATTAATATTTATAAGAGTATACGCTCCGTAGTGTTCCTCTACTACTAGCACATTTTCATATGACATCAGCCGTTCTGCTGTAGTGTAGCGGATGCGCTCACCATTAAATTTTCTAAATTTTAATTCTGAAATTTCCATTTTTCGTAACCCCCTATAATTCTTGATTAAGAACACTGAACCTGTGTGTTAAATTTTCATACTTACCACATCCTTCCGCATATTTGTTTAAGTCGAGAAAATCCGACTTATAAATTTGTAAAAAGTTACTTTCCGAACAGTATTCAAGCAATGCATCCACAAATTCTATATATGCCAGTATTTTATTTTTATCCACAGTGCTATTAAAAATACGAAATTCATATGTATTCTTATGTAAAGTATTTATAGCTAAATATTTATGCCGTACATTATCTTTCCCCCTTTTTATAATATTAATTTTTTCATTAACAGATTTGCTATTAGGATAGTAGTCTTTATAATGCTCTAAATTATTCCCCGCATAACTGCATATATTGCATGTCAGCCTATCTGCAAATATTGTTACTTTTTCATAATGTTTACTAATAAACAACATTGCTTTTTCAATCGTTTCATCTGATACACTATTTCTATTGACATGAATATGTAATCCGCAAGAATTATTAGTAACGCAGTTATTTTCTAAAGCATCAAAAAAGGTATCACTGTAATTCTGCCATACTTTAAATGTTGTCGGTTGCGTTACTATTTCAGCGGCACAGCCCCCATTTAAACATTGAATACTGCTATCATCAGTAGCCCAGTAGTAATTTTCATTTTCTATTACTTCTGTAATATCCCCAGTACATTCTGTTTCAATTTCTAGTCCGAAATATCTTTCCCCCTTTTTCGGGCAACTATTTAATTCATTCCCTTCATTAAACATTATGCATGGAGAATAGCCATATTCGTGTATATATTCTTCATTAGGGTCTGCGTGTTCAGAAGCACAATCCTCACAATAAACACTGTCACTACGTATTATTACACCGTCAGTATGTGGGTCTACAACGTTCCCGCAATCATCACAGAAGTAATAGTCCCCTGTTTCGAAACATTCATTACATATGTAATCTCCATCAGTCATTGTTAGTATTTCTTTAGTCCATTTTCCGCAATTACTACATTGAAAGTAATGACGTTCAGCGCATTCATCACAGATTAATTGTTCTTCTTCTTGAATGAAAATCATTCTATCATTATCCGAAAAATGGGCGCACCCACAAATATCACATATTTCAATTTCTTCACCCAATAAATTTTCATAACAATCAGCGCATAGTGTATCTCCATCTACTATAATACCGTCTTCTTTAGCGATTACCTCTCCACAGTTTACGCACCTTTTGCATTTACATTGGAGTATAGTACGTTCTTCCTCTGTAGCTTCTCTGCCCTTATTTTCAGCAGTTACAGCAATAACTATAAATTTTTCTTTATTAGGTAAATATAGCCCTGCGAAATAAGGTACATCAGCACTAATGTAGAAGTAGTATGTTATATCATTAATTACTATTTGCCCTTTATTAAGATAGTCTTTGCCATTTTTTTTAAAAATTCCATTATCAACAAATTCAAATTCTTGCATTTTTTTACCCCCTTGTGTATCTCTCTATGCCTATATCTTAACAGCTCTTAATATCATTGTCAACACTTTTTTTAAAAAATTTATCAATTTTTTTCCTTTCATTATATTATATATAGGGGATGAAGAAAAAGGGTGGTAAAAAGTGACAAGCATAAAATAATAGTTTTGTCAATCTACAAAAATAAATATTTTATTTCAATATTGTAAATATGCATAGTATATTAAATTTGTCAATACTATAAATATAGTATATGTGTATTGTGGAGAACGAAAATGCCCGCTATTGAGTTTTATTTTATATGTGCTTATGGTTTATCCTATATTGATATAAAAACGCTCACAAGGCAAATATGAGCGTCTAAGGGGCATTTTATTCTGTGAGAATACTGCCAGCAAATTAAATATTCTTTATTTTACTGCAATTCAAAAACTTGACAAATCAAAATATTTGTGATTGAGTTTTGCAAACATATGTTCACATAAAAGGGTAAAAAAGAAAAGCGGGAATATTTCCCGCTAGTATTTAGTAAACTCTATAACTTCTTTAATAAGAGTATCCTCTAATTCGTAATCATTCCTAATAACATCTATTAGCTTAAAAAAATCTAATCCTTTATACTGCAACTCGAAATCAGTCATATATGACATATAAGCGTATATATCATATAAGTATCCTCTCTTAATGATACGGATGTTATTTAATAATAATTCTTTATTCATTTTTCGCCTCCACATAGATACATTTACTGTTTGCCCAATCCCAAATAGATAATTGGTTATATTTACGTGCTAAGGATAAAGCTAAGTCTAAGCTATCAACGTGTATACTATTATCAATATAAGTATAGCCGTTTTCAACCCACAGTCCCGCATAGTGGGCAGAAGTTAAAGCAGTATCAACAATATTAGATAGCACACCTCTTACTGCTTTTCTGCCCTTAACTGCATGGTCAGTATACGCCACTTGATAGCCACTATCAAATTTAACTACTCTGCCAAATCCGTCAAGAGTAGCCCCGCCATACTGCTTACAGTAGCTCATTATTTTTTTAAATTTGTTAAAATTCATAAAACCACCTCCACTATTAGTTTACCAAAAATGGTAATCAATGTCAATGATTATTTTTTAAAAAAAAAGCTTGACATTGCTATCTACTTCTGATACACTATGTATAAGGGAGGAGATAAAGTGCAAAGGTTTAAATTGGGGCAATCTTTAGGCGATTTCAAAGTCGTAAAGGTAAGCAAGCGGGGAAAGATTAGGACTGACTACATCACTACAGTAGACGGATTAGGCGAATTAGTAGTTAGTCAGGTTTATGCTGATAGAAAAAGCGAATATATCCTAAACCCGTATGACCCACATAAGATACTAAGAGCTTAATAATAATTTTTACTAATAAGGAGAAATAACAATGAGATATTTATTAGGAACTTTCTATGTAACACTCTTCGGCATTAAATGGCTGTGGGAAAAAATGGCGGGGGAAATGGTAGCTATATCCATAGCCACAGCCCTTATATATGCTTACCATTATGGTTGCTAAAGCAAATTTTAGCCCTTTTGGGCTATTTTTTTATGCTTTTATATAAGTGTCTCCTACCAGTAGACAAAATAGGCTGTTTTTTGCTAAAATAAGGCAAAATTGCTAAAATTCTTTATCTCCACCTCTAGAAAAAGTAATCAATTTGCCTTTTTGTGTGCGTGTGGAGTAGACACTATAATTACTGCAAACATATATGCGTACCTATATCTAAATACAAACTAATGTTCACTTATATCTGTGGAACACCTGTATAGCCTATTTCTCTTGTATAGTTGAATCCTGTTTTTATATATATTCTTCTACCTAAAGAATATGAAATTGCCCACCTTATAAGTACAGATATCTCTTTTGGAGTTACTCCTAAATATTCATTATGTTTTATTAATTCTTGCCATTGATTCATTATAAGTTTGTGCATTTTAACATCAGTCTCAACATCGTAATACTCTTTTTCAATAGTGTCTAAATTTCTTACATCTACAAGATTATACTGTATCCACATTTTTTATTCTCACACCCTTCAACCCTTGCTACACCTAGCTTTATGCCCTTTTACCTCCATACGTGTGTACCTTTAATTACCATTCTGTTGTTTTTACAACAAAATTTGAAATCGCTTTTCAAATTCGCCTTTAAAGGGAGGTTTCTTGAATACAAATAAGTATTATACAAATTTATGAATAAGTATTATACAAAAATACAAATGTGTATTATATAATATTTCTTTTTTGTAAGCACAGAATTGCATTATACAAATTATAACTCTTTGTTCTTATAATCATATCTTATTTCTTCTATAGTTACAGATAAAATATTATTTCTTTTACCCTCTTACTACTATATGTTCTATATCAATACTATTCTTAGCTATATACTTCTTATATATTCTTCCCGCTCTTATTTTCACCTATTTTCCCGCCCTTGTGTTTCCCCTCATTATTTATAAGGATATGGACTATTAACTGTGGGTCTAAAAGCATCTCTTCCTGTTCTTTCTAATACTAATTCTTTACATTTTCTGCATGCTTCTTTTGCGTTATTCGCCATGATAAAAATGTGATTTAATGTTTCTTGTCTATTAGCTTTAATCCAATAAAATACTTGATATGATTTTTTCATAATATCAATCTCCTTTTCCTTACCTCTTGTCTATATTATATCACTTATTATTCTCATTGTCAAGTATTTTATTTATTCTTTCCCGCCCTTTTTTCTAAACTCTAAACTTAAATGTTTCTGGTTTATATACACTTTCATTCGATTCTGTTCTTAATAATGCTATATACTTTTCTCCATTGAAAATTGTAGTTACTACTTCCCACCCATATTTTGCCGCCACATTTATCTCTTTTGTCAGTCTATTCATATATTTTTCTTCTATTTCCATATATCTCATTTTTAGTCACCCCTTTTTTCTCTCGCTATTTCTGCCATTAATCCCCAATCTGGAAATGCCTTAGCATATTTTGCTGTTATCTCTTCTTCTTCTGACCAGCATTCCTCTTTTACACCTAAAAGCTTAAAACAATCTTCTGGAGCTTCTATTGGCATTTTAGTATGAATATTCCTTACAGCTAATTTACGCCCTTCTAATATCTCTAAAACTTCACATACAGCCCCTTCACATAGAGCAATATTATTTTTTCCTAAAAATCGTCTTCTAGCTATTACTAAATCACCCTTTTTTAAAGGTCTTCTAAATGCTAGTTTTACCTTAGCCATAAAATAATTAGATAAAAACCCTGGCATATGCTCTTCTATCCCTGTAAACCTCTCTAAAATATCACATACTATTTGTAAGTTAACGAGCTGTTCATCTCTAGTTTCTCCTACTAAATAATTCAATAAATGTTCAGTATCTAATTTTGTTAGTTGCATTTTTCTTACTCCCATTCCTTTAAATTCATATAACGAATATAATAACCTAAATAAGTATGTAAATCTTCAAACCAATCGCCTGTATAAAGAAAATCCTTAAATATTCTATTATAATCACTTATAGAAAAATCATAAATAAAAAAATTTGCGAAACTATAAAATAAATCTCTCATTAATTCTCTATTTATCTCTACTTTGCATATACTTCTATATGCTTGCTCTCTCTTTACTAAAGAGGCTCCATAATTTGTTGATAGCTGTACATATCTTACCCCTGCCACTCTCCATGTTAGAGACATCATTATTATTCCTAATTCAGATTTCTTTAACCGCTGTAATAATACTCCTTGTATTATTGAAGGGTATGCACGATGTAATAAATCAACTAATATATCATTTTTTCTTTGTTGTGATGTAGAAAGCATTGTAGGAACTTTTATTATTCTTTCCGTTTTCTTTAATATTATCATTTATTATCACTCACTAAATAATTCTTTTAATATCCTCGGTCTATATATTCTCCCATGTTGTTTTCTTTCTATATTTTTCATTTCATTTGCCACCACTCCTATATCTTGCACAAATTTAGGGTGTGCATCAATATATGCTATAAGTGGCTTTAATATTTCTAAATTGTCTTTTGCCTTTCTACGCTTATCACTACACTCTTTGATAAGTTTTACTACTTTCGTTTTTCCCTTACGTTCTACAGGGTAATCTAGCTCACAAAAGTGCCTTATATCACCAAAGGCTTTGTCCATTTCATTTATTTCCGCTTCATATATACTTTCTAATTGCTTTACTTCTTTTATAAGATTTCTAAATTCATTTAATAGAGTTATATTGTCCATAAAGATATTTCCCCTCATTGTCAAGTTTGTATTTTAATTCAGAAGGTATTTTATGTTTTGTTAATGAGTTTATATAATTTATTAAATCTTCACGTTCTTTATCAACTTTATATATAGATTTTGTTAAAACATTTTCTACCATATTACTGCAAAAATGACACTTTAAAATCTCTATAACATATACAACTACTAAATCTGTACTTATAGATTCTATTTCTTTAAAATATACTCCAATTCTTTCATAATGACACGTATGTTTAAATAATGTATTTAATTTTTCTGCATGTTCTTCTATTTCTTTGTCTTTTTTAAAAAATGAAAACCACATATCTTAGTTCCTTTCAATTCTATTTAGATAATTTACCCAATCTTCACACATATCAACAAATTCTTCTACATGTCTATATTGAGTGGTAGTTAATACACCTTCTGTTTTATTTTTTAACTCAATAGCTTCTCTAATAAAGTCTATAATTTCTTGTTTTGTCATATTCTTCACCCTTTTTACATATTTTTATAAAATTTAACATCTTCTTCTACATGTTTTTCTGCTTCTTTGTAGCTAGCAGAACAAAATGACATATCTTTATAGCACAACATTTTATTGCTCCTCCACTGTTATTTCACTATCTACTTCTTCATATTCACTAATATCTAATCTATCCATTTCCCGCTCGGCTTCTTCATAAGCATCTTGTAAATGATTAAGAGTTAAATAAGTAGTATATTCAACTGTTTTTTTAATTGTTACTTTAAATTCTTTTATCAAATTATTTCACATCCTTAAAGTATTAAATTCGCCTAAATAAAGCCCAAATGAATGAACTAAAGAATATGTCTTTTCTAAATCTTTAGAAGTAGTGACACTAATGCGATAAATATAACTTTTATCTACTTCCTGCTCTGTATATTCTAATGACGATTTCTCTATAAGCTTCTTAAATAAATCTTTCTCTAATAATCCATTAATAGTACAAGCTAAAACACCATTGATAGGTAAAATATCTGTTGCTTTCTCATATTTAAATTTCATCATATAGTTGCCCCCATAAACGAATAATCCAAATCGGAATCCATCTCCTCGTTAAATCAGAAAGTTCAACTAAAACTTGCAAATTACCTTTGATATTATTTTTAACATCTATAACTAATACTTCCCTGAAAGAATCAGCGTTTTGAATGTCACTTACAGTACAAAAAGGCTTTAGAAAATATACTTCTGAAACCTTTACTTTATCTCCAATATTAAAAGGAATCATTATAGTCAAAATCATTCTTTTACAGCCTCCAATACTTCAAGAGTCATTTTACTTGTTGGGTTATCAATCAAATACATTTTCTTTACTGTCTCTTTTGATGGAATAAAGCTTATCACAAATATCATAACCAACCAAATTATAATGCCTTTTTTTAATATGTTGATGTCCTTTCTTTCTTCTGAATCTTTTGTAAGTTCATTTATTCCATGTATAACAAGCACTATAGTAAATACACTTAAAATTATAAAAATAGTGCTCTGTAAAGACTCTAAAACTCCTAACCAATAAATTGTCCACGGACTAATCATTTTCATTCACTCCTTCTTTAAAATCCAATTCTTTTTCATCTGCAAATTCAATCGCATTTGTTTCTAAATCTTGAATAATACAATAACCACTAACATTTAATAAAATTCTATAAAGCTTTCCATTTTTCATTACTTTTGTTAATTTTTCCATATCTTCACCTCGCCTTTATTATACCATACTCAATTTCTATTGTCAACTTTTAATTTAATGCTCAAATTTCACTTCTGAGGAGTTTTATTCTTCGCAAGAGTAATCCTCCCTAAAACTCTATAAAACTCCTCAGAGGTCAAATATATGCGTCTGAAAGGTATGTTTAAAATAATGTGCATTTGTTATTTTCTGCTCCATTTTAATAAAAATAAAAACAGCAAATAAAGATTAAATTTATTAAGTTTTAAAATACACGTCTATAATGTGTATTAGATACTTTAATAATAATCTTTATTTGCTGTATAATTAATCTTTTTTTACGTAAGACCAATCTTTAGTTCTTGGTAGAAGTAAAGAAAGTCTTGTAAGAGGTAAAACGACATAACAATTATGTCCTGTAATAATCTTAGCCTCTTTAGTATTTTCTAAATTCTCAATTACTCCTTTTACTTTTTTACCCATATTGTAAAATGATACTACTGTCCCTACTTTTAAACAATCCTTCAAAGAAGCATGGAAAACTATATCATCTTCTCTGACTTGAACCATTACTTCATTTACTTTTACTGTCCAATAACCCTTATAAGGTATAGAAAAAGTTACTGTAGCTAAAGTCCCTTTAGGAATTCTCATGCCTTTATAATAGCAATCTTTTACAAATTTAAATACATCTCCAAAACTAATGTCATTTGAGCTTTGATAAGTTTCTATCATAAGCACTCCTCCAATTTCGCTATTTTAAATCCATGCTTGCCTCTATATAATACATAATTTTTTGTTTTTAAACAGGCTACAAAATATTTTAAAGTTACAATAGGCAAATTTATAATTGAATTTTTTAATGCGTTTTCTATTACATATTCTTTAGGTAATTCATATTGACTTGCTTCTTTGATATTTTGTGCTTTTTTTGTACTGTAGTCGTTGTTAAAAAATCCAATAAAAGTTGAAGGACTAAGAATGATAGAATAGTTATTTGTTATTTCAGGATTTTTATATCCTTCTTTTATTAGATATATTGCTATAATTTCAGCATTTTCTTCTTCTACATAACATTTATAAATACCTTTGGAAGTATCAAATACAAGATTTGGATTAAAAATATCCCCTATGCACACTTGTGACGATACTTCCATTATTCCTCTAAATGTTTTCATTCGCAAAAAGCAATGATTTCATCAGGAGCATCTTCTGCCGCTAATATTGTTCTATTTAATCTTTTATTTAGTATCGCATAGGAGAGACTTTTTAATCTTTTTGCATCTACACTAAACCAATTATCTTTAATACGAATACGAAATACTTTCTTGGAAACTGTAAATTTACTTAAAGTTTTTGGAACAGTTAACATAACAGTTACATCACTGGAAAAATCACAAAATGTATCATCATTTTTAGTTAAAGCTTCTTTCATTTTTTGAAAAAGCTCTTCGCTTATATAATTTCTCGTTTCCATTTTTACCCTCCTTAATTTAAATAAGTTTTACAATTTTGAAAAGTATTAACATAACTATATTTATAAGTTGAATTGCTATAAAAAATACCTCTATCTTCAATAAAAAGCCCCGCTAGAATGGGGTCAAATCCTTTTCTCATTATACAAAACTTTGAATAACTTTCGAGGTTTTTTAATACTTCTGTCAAATCTTTAGATTTAAGGTCTTTCATCCAACATAAAATCTTTGCAATAAAATTCATTGTATCACTATATGGCAGATTTCTTGGTGTCATAATGCTACTAATAATGCCATTATGCATTATCAGCGAATCTGCCCTGCCATTAAATAAAACAGTATCAGCAATATCAGAAGAAATTTTAAATGGATGACAGTTATCTTTGTTTACTGTTCCATGTGTAGCAATTCTAAAATGAATTGCTACGTTATAATCCCCTTTAGAAAATGGAAGATATGATTTATAAAATTTATCAAAATCAAAAAATCCCTTCATCATATATGGTGCTTCTTTATCTTTTTGAACCATAAATCCTGCACCATCAGGATTGTTTTCAAATGCTTTCTGTAAAATTGCTTTTTGCACTTGCTTTCCTTTAGGTTGGTAAATTACAATACACATTTATATCACTCTGCTTTCTTTAAGTATAAAAGTTTTTTATTCAATAACAACATTCTTCTTCATTGTTCGAGTTTCCCAATATTCTACAAGCTCTTTATAGCATCCTTTAGGTTTTGCAAATTCTATTAAAGTATTAAAATTAGCTGTTTCAATGTTTGCAAAAGGCAAACTAGCACATAAATTGATAAGAGCATCACAAAACTCAATGCAAGCTAAAATAGTTTCAGGTTTTAAAGTTCCTCTAAAAATACGGAATTCATATGTCTTAGATGTTTCATTTACTGCTACATAACGACTGCCAGAAGAATACTCTTTTACTAATTTCATTTTTTGTGCAAGAGTACAAGTTTTAATCATTGGTGCATCCCCTAAATTATTAGCCGCCCATCTATTAATGCTGGAACTTTTACGGCGTGTAAATTTCACCACATCATCCCAGTTATTGCTTAAAAACAGAAGCACTTTTTCAAAAGCTTCCCTTTCTACTGTAGATTTAGTAATATGAACATGCAATCCACAAGAAGTAGTTTTATGAGAGTTAAATCCTAAACCAATCGCTCTTTTACAAAATTCATCAAGCTTGGATTCCTCTCTCCAATAGTTAAGAGTGCAAGGATGACTTACAAATTCAATTCCATTATTTAAACTGCCATCATGTTTTGCATAGAAAATTTTTGAACCTCCAATAATTTCTTCTGCATAAAGATTACTTTCTCTGCCCTCAGTTTCGACTTCAATACCAAAATAACGAGAACTATCTACACCACAAAATATAGGGGTAGGTTTGTAACTATAATTTTCTACCTTAACAACAGAACTAGCACATGAAGCGCAATAATGTGTATTATTTAAATTTTTTGCTCTGCTTCTTAAAACCCTTTTACCACATTTTACACAATATACCCATTTCTGTTCAAAGCACTCTTGACAATAAGATACACTATTTACTCTTTTCAATGGTGCATTTTCTACGTGTTTACCGCATTTTCCACAAACTACAGTTTTTTCAGACAAACAATCTGGGCAATAATGGTTTCCTAATGTTGTAGTTTTTAAATCTTCTCTATCAAAAAACTTATTGCACTCATCACAATGTTGCTTGTTTTCTTCGACACATTCAATGTGTGCTGGATATTCTACTCCGTCTTTTTGATAAATTGTATAAGCTCCACTAATTTCATTACCGCAAATTTTGCAATTTAACATTTTTACATCTCCTTTTGATTTGATAAATGTATTATATCATTTTCTTTTTATTTTGTCAAGACTTTTTTTATTCCCATTCAGTTTCAAACATTCCATCTGTCCAATAATAAAAACCATTATCTATAGAGTAAATATTATTAACATTATTTGTTATGTACGCTTTTTTACCAGCCAATAATAACATGCCTCTACAAGCATGCATAGCACGTTTATTATTTCTGTTTTTATAAAGTACACCTAATTTTAAATCTTCTCTTATTCTTACTCTTGTTCCTATTGGTATCATTTGCAAGCCTCCTTAGTAAAAATCCCTTACATATGCATTATATCACATGTAAGGGATTTTGTCAAACTATTTTTGCTCACTCTCTAAAATAGAAAGTACAAACAAACTTCCAATTCGGGAAAGTTTGTGTAAAAGCTCAAATTCTTTACTTGGAATTTCTACTATTTCTTGTGTCGTATCGTATTCTTTAAAATTTAAACCTTCATAATCATCGCAATCTAAAAGAAGCTTAATAGCAGATTCTATTAATTCTTTTCTTGTTTGTGTAAGTCCTTCCATTCTTTAAACCTTTCTGATGTAACAATATAATCCATTGTCGCTATAATACCTACTGCAAATAGTCCAAAAAGAGCTGTAATGCCAAAGGCAAACATAACTGGAGCGAAAATAATCCAATAACTTAAAGAGACATAGCCTAATAAGTTAATAGTGAATAAAAAAATCGTTAAACAAGCCGCACATCCAAACATTAATGAATTTCAACTTCCTTTCCTTCTAACCCCGCTCTTTTCAGCAATTCTGCTAAAGAAATACGCACTTTTTCAGGTTTCTTTTTCAAACAAGTATAATGCAAATTAAAATTCTCAGGATTGTATGAATGAATTGCATACTGATTCTTAGGAACATATACTTCTATAAATAATTTTTCTAAACCTTTTCCAGTTTGTTTTTGCAATTCATCTAAAGAAGTAGCTTCTCCTTTATGATAAAAATAAAGACGACCAGTTTCCCAATCTTCGGAAATTTTGCCCCAGCAACCATTTGAAACTAAAACTAGCATTCCTGATTTTAATTGAGGAAATTGCTTCCAATATTTAGTGTCAATAGTATAACCTTTAGGGATACCAGCATTATCAGGTTCTTTAGTTGCTTTCTTTACTGATTCTGCTCTCTTATCCTCACCAAGCAAAATAGCAGAACAAAGGTCTACAAATGCTTGAAAATCTTCATCTCCACTTTTTTTAATTTCATCAGTTTTCTTATTCATATTCTTATCACCTTTCATATAAATTTATTTTTAATGTTGAATGACTATCATTTGTATCTTGCCACCAACCAGTAATAACCCTGCCAGTAGGAGTTAACACATAACAAACATCACAATTTTCATTGTATTTACAACGTATGACAAATTTAAGCAAATTTTCATTATCATCTGTATAATATTCAAAAATCTTGCCCCTTTTTAACAGAGCTTTATAAGGCTTAGGAATCCTTTTTAAACATGCTCTTTGTTTAAAATGTTTAGTAAATATTAAATGTAATTTACAGAAATCTATATTTGCTATCTTTTCTTTATCAAATTTTACTGCTATGTGATATCTTTTCATTGGCTACTCTCCTAAAGCAGTTTGTTTAATGTAAATTTCATAATTTATTCCCTCAAACACACGCTCTTTTAAAGTGCTAACAGGTATTTTTAAAATACTTTCAAACAATTTACCTTCTGAACTTGTATCCACACAAATTAAGTTCTTTGCTGTTACGTAAACAATGATAAAAGCGGATAATTGTTCTTCTTCTAAAAGTAATCTTATTGGAAAATTATTGTGTTCATATAATATACTTTTAAGGAATAAAATATTGCCAGTAAAAGGCACATACTTTATTCCATTTTCAGCACTTATATATTCAGGTAACATTAATAACTGGTTACTAACCGAAGTCTTCCTTTAAAGTCTAACTTCAAGCCAGAAAAACCTTGTTTTGCTAAATCTTTTTTACGCAATAATTCTCCATCCTGTAACCGTAAAATTGCAATCCATTCATCTTTTGAATTTTTAGCCATAATATCAATTATCCCATCAGAATCAGTTTCTACCTTTACTTCTAAAGGATTTAATTGAATATCAGTGTCATTAAAACTTACATCCATAAGTTCACGATTGTCTTTTGGTGCAGTTTTATTTGGTACTTTCATAATGTAATTACCATCAGAAATCGCTCGAATCATTAAAGTCTTGCCACTATACTTTTCTTTTTCACCTGTCAATCCTTGTTTTAATGTTACTACATCGTTAATGCGAAAATTCATACTATTATCTCCTTTATTTTTAGTGTATTTATATTATACCACAACTATTTTATTTTGTCAAGACTTTTCAACGATAACATCGAAATTCTTTACCTGCAATCTTTTCTCTAATAGGGAGATAGTTCGTTTCAAAGAAAGTCACATCTCCTACATTATAAGCATCAATAATTCCACATTGGTCATCTTTAAGTTCTGTTTCAATATCTCTAATATCTTTTGCATCGCAATCTTCGAATGCAAGTAAATAAGTTTCAAAAGTAGTAGGATAAGAAGTAACAATTTTTATTTCTTTATAGGATTCATTACTAAAGCTTACTCCACCATCTTTTTTGAAACTACCAATCAATAAAGGTTTTCGCCCTTCTTGCATTAAACAAAATCTACTTGGAGATTCAATAGTTTCCAGAATATCTTTTATCTTCATGCTTGTTAATGTTTTAATTTTAGACATAATTTTATAGGTGAAATTACAAGTATCGCTATATTTATCTTTCTTATTTACAGAAATACTTTTAATAACACCATTTTGCATAAATAAAGAACTATACTGTCCTTTTTCGCTAATAGTTTTTTCAACACTTTCTTTAACAATAAAAGGATGACAGTTTAAACTATTAACAGCTCCATGCGTTGCAATTCTAAAATGAACAGCAATATTATAACCTTTATCACTTTCAGCCACTTTCTCATATGCCTCATAAAATTTATCAAAATCAAAAAATCCCTTTTGCATTTTAGGAGCTTCAAGTAAATCAGATTGGTACATAAATCCTGCACCATCAGGATTGTTTTCAAATGCTGTTTTTAATGTTTCTTTTTTTAGTGTAGCTTTTGCTGGTTTATAAATTATAATACACATGTTATAACCTCTCTTTCAATATCTTATGCACTTATTATACCACAACTATTTTATTTTATCAAGACTTTTTTATTCCCATTCACTAATAAACATTTCATCTGTCCAATAGTAAAAACCATCATCTAAAAGTATATGATATACATTAGCTTCATGCCAAATTATTGTTGTTTCTTTACCTGCATAAACTAGCATATCTTCTATAACTCTTACGCCACCATAAGTTTCTGTAGTTTTTAAATCTTCTCTTATTCTTACTCTTGTTCCTATTGGCACTATTCCCAACCTCCAAAATAATGTCTAAAATAAGCATGAATCTGATTTGTATTCACTCTTAATTTCTCTTCTTTATTTTTTATTCTTGTAAGCATATATGTGCCATCTGAAAATTTCTGTGTACAAATATAATGTTTGTCTTTTTTCGCCACAGAAGTCCCTGAACTAAAGTCACATAGACATTTGAATTTATCTCCTAATTCATAAGATTTCTTCACTTTAATTTTTTTATTTATTTGGCAATCCTTTACGAAAAATCCTATATGAGGAAATAAAATATAGCCTTTTTTAGTAACTCTTTCTATAACAAATCTTGTTTTGTCAATTTTTACTACATCTCCTGCTTTATATTTCATCTCCACTACTCCCATTCTGACCTATAAGGAACACAATTTTTAAATAAATATTCTGTATCAATATTCCAATTTGTTTCTTCACCAAAACTATATTGATTTTTTGGGTCTGTGTGTCCTACTTTAGTTGATATCCAAGCTCTATTGGAAACTAAAACTTTAGACCACCTATATATTTTAGCTACACGTAATAAATCATCTTTATGAAATACATTGCCCTCATATCTAAAAGGTCTAGTAACTATAAAATATTCTCCTAGTATTATGTTCAATTTTTTCACTCCCATTCTAAAGATGATTTTGGTATAAAATATTCATCAATATCAGAATTTCTAACCCACCAATGACAATCACCTTGTGCTCGAATTTCAGCTAATGTTAAAGGTGTTCTATTTAAAAGCATTATTTGAGCACTATTGCCATCATGTAAACAAGCATAAGGAACTCCATCGGGATAGTAAACACAAAAAAGTGTTTCAATGCCAAAAAAAACTCCTGTGCTTTCAAATATTGTTCCTTTAGGAAAAGTCCTTAATCCATCAGAAAACTGACTTTTTACTATAAAAGTTTCTTTGTATTTTTTCATAACTCTTACTCCCATTCCTCATAGACAATTTCTTTAAAATAAGTTCTTAATTCTATATCATTTAAAAACCAATAACATTCTTCTGATGCTAAAAGCTCATCTTTTGATATAGGAGATAAACTTAAAAAAAAATTTACATGTCCATTACCAGTATGCAAATCTTGTCTTAAACTGCCATCAGGATTATAAACACGGAATATATTATTACCCATAAAACTAATTAATCCTGTAGCCATAAATATTGACCCTTTAGAAAACCACTTGTATCCAATATACCCTTCTTCTAATAATCTAAATCTTTTTCCATAACTAATTCTCTTCATTTATTGCCACCTCTTAAAAAAAATCCCTTAATATAGTTTTATTATACCATATTAAGGGATTATTGTCAACTTTTTTTTGTTTTTAGAATCTCAGACAATAAACCTTGCGGATTTCCTGTTACACTTTCTCTTACTTCTACATCGCCGTTAGAAGAAGTTACAACTCTACGCTCTGCTATAACTTTATCACTCTTTGTTTGAATTTCTTGTATCTTTTCAAGATATTTCCATGCTTCTGCCATTGTCTCTGTTACCTCTTTAGTATTTAAGCCACCATCTAATTTTTCAAATGTCACAGCCCTTGATAATCTTTCTAAACTTAAATTTGCAATACTGCTCATAGCATCTACTACATCTTCGGGATTTCTTGTATCAAATTGCTTAAACATTTTATTATAAGCACAAAGCATTCCTTCTTCATATAAAGGACATCTCCGTGCTTTAGTACAAATATTGCAACTTAACTCTGGCATCACACTTGAACTTAAAGATTTTCTTTTCTTTATTCGTTTAATACCTGCTTTAATGTTTCCATTCTCATCATAAATAGGCTCTATTCCCTGTTCAATTAAAGCTTTCTCTGCTTCATCTGTCACACCAGAAGTTAATAACCCTTTTAATAAACCTTGACACTCTTCCTTGCTAACAGTACATTCTACATACTCTTTTTCTTGAACATACTCTTCCCGCTCTTTTGGAACTACATTTTTTTTCTCTTCTACTTCTTCTTCTGTCAAAGTGGATAAATCCATACTACCCTTTAAGAGAGCTGTAAAGTGCTCTTTAAGGGCTTTTCGGCACTTAGTAAGAGTATTCGACTTCTTATCACCAAAAAGTCCACATAAGTCAATTAATTCTTCGAGAGGATACTCATTTATAATAGGATTATCTGTCACAAAATTGTAACAAGCAACAATTAATGATTTACCTGCTTCATCAGGAAGATTCGTGTCTATATTTAATTTCTGTGCCCATTCTTGCCAATCTTCCATATCAGTTGAAAACCACTCTACTGGCGGTAAATTTCCCTTACTCGCTACTTTAGACACTTCCTTTCTTCCAATCCAATATCTTTTGCCTCTAAATATATCATTTACATGCTCTTCTAATTTCTTATAACTTAAAGCACTAATACGCATTAATTCATAAGGAGCTTCTGCTTCTAATAACTTTTTACTTGTACATAAATCAAGTATTTTTGCATAATATTCATTTTTCCATTTTTCTTTTGTGAGCCGTTTTAATTTCCCACCTTCAAAATAGTTTAATTCTCCATATTGAGCTCCTGTAATCCAACTTGTACTGTCACTTGTATAATACTCATGTTTTAATAATTCTCTATATCCCGATACTGCAAAACCATGTACTTTAGTTTTATATTCCATTGCTATTTCAAATAATTTATCAATTAAAATAGCATCTTCAAATTCATTGTAAGAGAACCCAACATAGGAATATGTTTTACACATTCTTTCCCACTCTTCCAATCCCTTTTCTGCATGATAAACATAAATAACAGAAATGCCCTCTTCCTCTAAAGAATGAAAGTATTCTTCTCTCCATTTATTTACTTGTTCTGTTCCTACTAAAGTATCTATATCCATTTCAACACAAGCAAATACTTTTTCTCTATGTTTTCTTACAAAAGCTATATATCCTTTTATATACTCTTCCCAATAATCTACTGTCTTATCTTGATATTCTGCTAAGGTGAGAAAAGTATGTGCTCCACTATCAATTAACAAAGAATTTTTCTTAACTTTATCAAAACGCTCTACAATTTTATCTTTTCCACGCCGCTTTATATACCAATAAGACTGCAATAGACTAGAGGTAACATCTATTGCAGTATAGAAATTTTCTTCTGGTTCAACACCAGAAAGAAATAACGTATATCCATTTTTCATTAACTAATTCTCCTATTATTTAGGTAATCTAACACTATTGGCTTCTAACCAATCTAAAGCTTTTTTTGTTCTTGGAGTTAAACTTGTTTGCACCCTTCTAAGCCAAGATAAACTTCTTCTTGTTGCTGGGCTAGTAATCTTCACTTGTGGGGAGGTATTCACTGCACTCTTTTGTGTGTTAGAACCTGTTCCCTTACCATTAATAATTTTAAACATTGTTTCTACCTCCTTCTATAACTCTAAAATAATTAGGATATTTATGTTTTGCTTTCCATTTACAGTTTCCACATTCCCCGCATTCTGCACCATCTACAGGAAAGTTACAACTAAAAGTATTTCTTAAAGGAACCTTAAACTTACATCCTACAGTATAAATTTCATCTTTAGTATTGTTAATATAAGGTGCTTCTAATCCAATATGAGGATTTTCTACTTGAACTAATTTCTCCATTGTTTTTAACCAATACTGTGTGCAATCAGGAAAAGGTTCTTCTACTCTTATCAACCCTAATAATATTATAGCACATCCTGCTTTAATTGTCAAGGTTGAAAGTGCTCTTAATATAAATTGAGCATTTCTGTATGGAATATATTCTATTTCTGTTTTATAAACAGGCATTTCTAATTCAATATAGTTAAGAATTTTGTCTTTTACTAATTCAATTATCTCTCTTGCCGCTTTTGTTTCTTCTTGATTATACTGAGTAACAATATGTATTACTGTCAATTTATTAGGTAATTTATCAATAAAATCATAAAGCAACACAGTGCTATCATACCCGCCGCTATATAATAAATAAAATTCGCAATTATCCATTTTACACTAACTTCCTATAGTTAATAATAGTTACTTTTTTCTTATATTTTCTTAATTGCTGAATCATATTCCAAGTACCTCTTGAAACACCGTCCCAAAATATAATTCCTTCTGTAGCTTCCTTTGCCATTTCCTCGTTTCTTTTTAATGGGGCTACTTTAGAAGGATAAGTCTCATAATCAGGGGGAAATTTTACACATTTCAAATTATGAGAAGAAGCATAAACCTCTCCCATTGAATCTGCCCCTTTAGCATTACCACTAATTATAATTACTTGTTCACCATTTATATGAAAATCTAAAACATCACATAATAATCTATAATCATTAAATTCTCTTGTACCAGCCACAACTATTTTTCTCATTTATTCAACACCCTTTCAATTAAAAATTCTGTAGCATTTTCTGTTATCCCCATATCATATAAAGATTTTGCATCTAATAAAATTAAATTCTTCTCTAAATATTCATCTGCATTTAAATTTCTGTCATCTATATAAACATCTGCATAAATCTTTCTTGTAGCAGATAATTGATTTCTTAATTCAAGAGTTGGAGCATACCTTTGTAAAGTTTCTTCTACATCATTATTAACTGCATCAAACTTTAATCCAAATAGATTATCGCACCAACTTACAGCTTCTTCTAATTGTTCCCCACCTCTGCAAGTAAAAAGAATTATTTTATTCCCCATTTCTTGCAAAGCTATTAAAAGCTTAATAAAATGAAAGCGACAAGAAAAGTATTTATCACCTTTCCACCCTCGATAATACCCAATAACAGGCTCACCTATTTCTGGGTACTTATTTTCACATAATGTTCCATCAAAATCTACTGCTATAATTTTCATGTTTCTTACTCCCATCCATAAAATCCTTTAAATTCTTTGCTAAAATATTTTAATTCTTTTTCTGTAACCACAAATCTTCTTACCTTATTATCTATCTCTAAATATATAAATAAACAATTATGTAAATTAATCCTTATTTCTTCTGCTTCAAAATATTCACATTTTAATACTTTTCTACATTCATTAGCAGTTAAAGGAAATATATTTTGTAAAAAATTTATTGTTACATAACTTCTAAAACTATATTTTTTTCTCATTCCCATTCCTCATCAATATTTTTAAAAAAATATAGAAAATCCCTTGCTAGCATCCAAAACAATACTCGACTAGTCATAATATTAGCTTCTCTAACAGGAATAGGCTCATTTCTTTCCATTGCTTCTTGTGATATATGTGCGTAGAAAAATTGATGTAGTGTTAACTGATTTATTTTTATAAAAATCATTGAACTGTTTCTATAAATCCCCATTAAAGTATCTAGGTCTTTATTTCTCAACTTAAATTTCTGCATTTTAACCTTCCTTATAATTAAAATAGAGGCGTAGCCTTGACTACACCTCTATTATATCATAACTACTCTTGCTTGTCAAGTAACTTATCTAACTTTTCTTCAATTCTTGCTTGATTTTCTAATATTTGCTTAAAATATACACTATCTTGCTTTCTTAATTCTTTCATTATAACATCATTTTTAGTTTGTTGTAAATTTTCTATGTAGTTTAATATGCCTAATAAATCACCTAAAGCCCCTAAAGTATCCAGAAGACTATTATTATTTCCGTTATTATTCATCTTTAACTACATATTTGTAGTATCTATAAGCCTTTCCTTCTGGAACATCTACATCCTCAATGAACGCTTTAGAGAGTTTCGCCGCCATTGTAATATCTTCACCGATAACTGTGTTGTAATCGCTGTAGTACATATTAATAACATAGTAAAAATCCCAGAGGTTTTCAGTGATGCCGACAATCCGAGCAGCCTCATCAGTACGTTCCTTGCTCCATTTCTCGCCAGTTGTACCACCTGCATTTATCATCTCACTAACGGCTTGTTTCGCTAAGTCCTCATCAAAATGCTCGCCATTAACACATAAATAAATGTCTTCTTCTATATCTTCATAAACTTCTTTTAAATCTGTTGTAGGATATTTTAATCTACATTTTAATATTTCAACTAAATCATCAATCCAGTTTTGCTTCTTCGTCAGGTGCATTAACGACTTCTTCATGTGTGACACTTTCTATTCCCCCTAATGCTTTACTGATAGGCTCGCCTATATACTTATCTGTAAGCTTATTTACTAATTCCCCACCTTGATTGCTTACTTTTATTAACTGTTTTCTACCTGATTCTGTTAATGCTAGATAACCAACACCAAAACCTAACATTAAGGACACTAAATCTAGTTTCATAGCTAATCCTCCTGTCTATTAATTACTTGGAACAGGCTCAGAAGGAGGTGTTGCAGGATTAAATACAGTATTTACTCCACTAGTACAGTTTGGAATAGAACACAGAATAGTAGCTGTTAAAGCTGTTGTATGAAATCTAATATCATAGATTTTTCTTGATTTTAATTGGTCAGAAAAAACAGCGTTTCCACAACGGTCTAATAATAAGACAGAAGCATCACCAATAGTTAATTTTACAGGAACTGCATTTCCATTTGTACTTACAGGAATTGCCTGTTGTATTAATAACTTCTCACATTGACCATTATAAATAGTTCTACTTGGAACCACGATATCAATATCATTAGCTTCGGATGTAATAGAAGTAGAGGCTAAAATATTTGTACAATTACAATTCATTAATAATCACTCCTTAATATAAAAAGAGAGGTAGGCATACCGCCTACCCCTCAATCACGCAAATAAGCGGAACTTCAAAAGATTAGTTGCAACATCCATTGGGAATCGGAGAACCACAAGCTACAAAACCTTGTGCATAGTATGGAGGACGTTTCGGAACATTGCAAGACAAGTCTGCAATTTCAGATTTTAATACGCCAAACATAGCTTCGTTCTGTCTTTCCAGTGCATTAAATTTAGCATCACTATAGACACGATTTTCCAGAACCACATTTTTAGTTCTTTCTTGTGCCAGTTGGTCACGCAGATTTTGATATTCATAGAAATCAATTTTAGTTCCAAGAGCATTAGCTAAAGCCATTGCCTGTTCTGCTGAAAAATAATTTTTAGCTACTTGTGTAGCTGTTATATTAACAGAGTTTAAATCCATACATTTATTCTCCTTTTAAACACAACTCTTTAAACATAGGCAGTGTTTTTACCCAAGAACAAAACTCTTTCCATTCATCTGAACGATGAGTATTTCTTTGATGATAAATAGATAATAATTGTAAATAATTTGTAGTCATTCGTGCTGTCATCTGTAATCCCATAGGAATATTAGATAAACAAGCATCTATGCCAATCTCACCTTTTTTATAAGCATTTACATATCTTTGTGAAATTTTTAATAATTCATTATCCACTAAAGGACAATGTTTATCTAAATCAAGCATTGTAATACGATGCATTTTGCTCATTGAACTTATAAAATCAATATAGTGATATCTTTGTAACTGTTGCCATGTATACTGAGGAAAAGTTAAATCAAATTGTACTGTAATTCCCTTTAAAGCACAATTATGTCCGCTACCTAAAGGAGAATTGCCTAATCTAATACCTCTTTCTATATGTTTATTACTACCAGATTTATTTTTAATTATTCTTTCTGTCGCTTCTACTTCCTTTAAAAATTCCTTTTCATTTAATTCTGTAGATAACATGGGATAGCCAGAGGCTATTAAGCTCTCTGGCAAACCATATATTCTAACATTTTCTATCTTCATATTATACTCCTATTATACCATAAAAATCCATATTTGTCAATAGATTTTTACTATTTAATTTCTAATAATTTGTGTATTTGTAATCCTAATTTAGCTTTTAATTTATCTTTCATTAACCAGCCCATTATTTCTCTTGCTAATTCTAAATCACAATTTACAGGAGAAAAAATAAGGCTTGCTTTAGTTTTATATTTCTTTAAAATTCGTTTTGCTTCTTCATAATCATGGATATTAGAAATAACAAACTTAACTTCATCATTTGCTTTTAGCTCTCCTAAATTCTTATAACAATTTAAATCTGGTGCTAATACTGTTCTACTGCTAGGTAGTTTAACATCCATACAATATGAATAACTTCTTGCGTATTCACAATGCTCTATAGGAATTGTTCCATTTGTTTCTACTGTAACAATATAATCGTTATATAATAATTCATAAACTAAAGGCATAGTTTCTTCCTGCATTAAAGGTTCTCCACCTGTAATACAAACATATTTATTTCCTAATGCCCCTATCTTATCCATTACCAATCCTAAATGCATCTTTATTCGTTTGCCTGTCATTGAATGTTTCTCATCACAATACTTACAAGCATAGCTAGGAGACATCTCAAATAAATTACAACCAAATAATCTAACAAAGGTAGTAGGATAGCCTGTATACTTCCCCTCACCTTGAATACTACTAAAAATCTCTGTAATATACATTTACTGTGACTCCCATATTACCCTATTATTATCCGTTTCGGCTAATTCTATTTTAGTCAGTTTAACGTTTAAAATATTATCCTCTATTAAGGCTTCTACTCTCCATGCCATATCTAAAACTAACATTTCTGCGGTAGGATTATAAAAAAATCTGTTTAAATCTGAATGGTCATAGAGCTTTGTTATTTCATTTATAATATATCTCTTTATAGCTCCAAAATCTTCTACCATACCACCATCTTGTACTTCTCCTTTTAAAAAGATAGTATACTTATAAGAATGTCCATGTAGTTTAAGGCATTTTTCATTAAATGCTGTTGGATTTACTAAATGATGAGCGGCTTCAAAACTACTGCTAACTGCTAATGTGAGTTCTTGGTTCATAGTATGCCTCCTTAAAATAAAAGCCCACCATTTAGGTGGGCTATGACTGTTATACTCTAGTCAGAGTTATCTCAATGATACGAAGAATTTCAAAATTGTACGTTCTTCACCATCAATTTCAACAACGTCAAATCCAATTCTAGTAACTACATCGTATCCTGCCACAGCTAAATGCCCTCTTGAAATAGCAATAGCTTTACATGTTTGATTAATGGCACTCAATTATGTTATCGTAAAGGCTTTTTATCCTCTACTTCTAACAGTTCGTTTCCTGTTAGTTCGGCATATCTTTTCATCTTATAACGCTCGAAAAGCCCCAGATTTCCAACGTAATTCAGCATGAAGTTTATCATGTTCTTTTTTAGGCATAATTTGTAAGTTTTCTTTACGATTATCTTGTTTATCACCATTTTTATGGTGAACAACTTCTCCATCAGAGATTTTATAATCATAAAAATATTCAGCTAATAGAATATGTAAGTATACATAACCACGATTATCTGCTAAACGATGCGCTGGCATCCTTACTTTTAAATACCCATGACTTTCACAAAGACCATATCTATAAAGTGCGTTGTTTTCTCCAACTGGCAACTTACGTCTATCCTTTATCTTTATACCAAAGCTTTTTAAAGCTTTTGATACATGAGAATTGTGACAACCAGTCTCAAAAGCTATTTGATTAACGCCCTTTTCCTGATTTACATATTCCTCAATTAAAAAATCCAAAGTAAGTTTAGCAACATTAGGATTTTTAATTTGACCTCTTTGCAACCCAAACTTTTTTAAATAACATAAAATATTTTCATGGCTACAACCAAGTTCTTTTCCTATGTCACTTGCCGTTCTTCCTTTTTCAAGATACTCTCTTTGTAAATATTCTCTTGTAATTACGCTTCTTAATCCTTTGCTATTACTCATATAACCTCGTTATAAGCGGCGGGGACTCGTGGACAGATTATATTCTCTAAGAGGTTCACTGTCTATGCTCTGCTTGTGGTTTAACTTTTAAACTAAACCTTCCAATCTGATTAGCTTCTCAGCTTTCCAGTTTTCTTCCCCGCTATTTTTCATCACATCACTGTAATGGGAGCCAATTAGCCTTTAGCTCCGATTGCTTGCAATACTACATCTTTTGGTGCCGTATCTCCGTCACCTTTCAATGTGTGGCTGATTGAGCCTGCTACACTTTTTGCATTACTTGTTGAAGAAACTTTAAATAAAGCTGTTTTTTCCATTCTATCTTCCTCTTTCCTTTTATAGCCCTTTATAGGCTTTTTTAAAATTATTACAAATGTTATTATATCACATTTTTGTCTTTTTGTCAAGACATTTTTTGATTATTTTTCCATCATCTAGAATATCTAAAAAATCTTTTAAACGTAAAAATACAAAATCATCTGCTTCTGCTATTCGCTTGCCATTTTCATTTTTCTGCGTTCTATGCATAATGACTATAGGCAATTTACCTTCAATACAATCACTTTCAGCTTGCTCAAACCATGTATTAACTTGCCATCTATTTTGATTTTTTAGTTCTAAATGTAATTTGAAATCATAATCTTCATTTAGATTAACTAAGTCTCCTCTTAACAAAGTATTAGCTGAGGATTTTTGAAATCCACCACTGGAAGGAACTCTTGAAAAATCTAAATCAGGAAATCTTTCGCCCAAAAGCTTCCTTACCTTTGATTCATAAGATGCCCCTTTTCTCCTACTGGATTTAGCTTTTTTGCTTAATTTAATCCGATTTTCTAACTCTACTATTTCTTTCGAATCAGGTTCATATCTTTTTAAAAGTTCTAACCGTTCTTTAAGAACATCTACTTGCTTCACTCTACACCAACCCTAGCACTTCTGTTGGCATCTGTAAAGTCTACTCCACGTCTAGACAACTCTCTACTAATATTAAATTTTAAATCTTCTAAGCTATCTAATACATCTTTTAAATAATCAAGTCTTTCTTGCAAATATATCACCCTTTCCATTGCCTCTTTAGCGGAAGGATATTCTGCAAGTTTTAATTCTTTTTCTGTAAGACTCATTTTTACTGGAAAACTTTTATAAATTAAAGCTTTTTCCATATTTAACTGACTCTGTGCTTCCCTTAAATACGCTCTTGTTTGAGATATAAGCGTTCTTACATATACCCTTTGCTGTACTGTAGCATGAAGATACCTTCCTATTTCAGCGGCAGGTAACTCATCTAAATATCTTGGCAATTTTAAATAGTCTCTTTCAATATTCTCATTGGAGAAAGGGGTTACACCTTCTTGTGAAAGTTGACTTTCAATCTTGTCAATTAAAGTCACCATAAATACCTACTCCTATCATATGCGAATCTTTGAAGTTTGATGCTCCCCAAAAGTATACTGGTGCTTTTTTAAGCTTCACGTTTGCACTCATTGCTGGATTCCCATTAAAATCAATTCCCAATCCTAAACCAAAATTAGGCTGTAATGTTGTTGTCTTAATTTTATATTCTATCTCTATATCTCTATCTATATTAACAGCATCTTTTTTAAACTCAAAATTTTCTTTAGTATCAGGAACAATTTCAATCTCTTTACCATTTATATTAGCTTTAAATTTATAGTTATCTTTTATATTTAAATCCGCTTCTGTTTCATCTTTTTTTTCTATTACTTGAACTTTCGCTTGTTCCTTAATACTTGAATCTAATGTAATTTGAGGACGTTTTATATCCTCAACTGTTAATTCGCCATTATCAATATTTACTGCTGATTTATAAATAATCTCTGGCGGTTTGTTATAAAAATAAAAACACGCTACACTTAAAAAAATGCATAATATCCAAGCATACTCTTTAAATATTTGCCATACTTTCATAAGTTAAAAGCTTTGCCCCGAACCATAAAGTTATAAAGGCATAAAAAAGCAGTAACTAAATAAATTGCGCCAAATAACCAAATTAAAACTGGACTAAGTGTTACTGGCAAAAAAGTATATATTAAATAAGGCACTACACAGAAACAAAAACTGAAAGCCACACAAACAATAGACATTACTATTACGCCTAATAACATACCTAATCCATAAAATACCTTAGAAAGAATTTTATTCACTATAACACACTCCTTTATATTTACAATTTTTACAACTACCACTTTTTGTACTGCCCTCTGGTCTATCAGGTATTTTGTTTTTTGCTATACATTCATTCAAAAAAGTATATTTACTTTTTATCTCTTGCATTATACTCTCATCCCAATAAACAATAAATTCTTTAATCTCTTGTGTATTTTTATTTTCATACAAAAAATCAATGCTATCTATTGGAGTGGTTTTGTAGTCTTCTATAAGATTTAACATTTTTAAAAAGCCTTGTTTTCTGCTTTTTCGCTCTTTTACTTTTAAAGATTTATCTAAAGATAAGTAATATTTATTAGCAAGTTCTTCACCACAAAAGTCCTCACTCTGCATTGCTTGCCTTATCGTTTCAAAACAATACATATAAATTGAAGCTTGTTTTATATGTTCTGGCTTAGGTTCTATTAATCCTACATATTCACAATGATTAATTGACTTTATCTCTAACACACCTAAATGTCCATTGATTAAAGCCAATCCATCCGCATTCCCTAATATTTGTAGTTCTGCATTAAATACTGGTGGCTCTTCTTGTAATAATAAACCAGATTTTATTAAACAATTTTGTATCCTAGTATGAACATCTTTACCATTATGAAATACTCGTTTTGTTCTTGGTTTTATTACATTTGTGCAGTCATAAAACTTTCTAACATAATAAAGAGACCTTACACAATCTTTTATCCCACTAGGACTATTAAAGCCATGTTTTCTTCCTTCATCATCTTTTTCAGTTAATAAATAAGAGTCTATTGCTGTTGTTAAAGGGCAATTTGACCCCTTCATAATAGAAAACAGGCTAGTAGCTGAACCTCTTACTTTTAACCGCTTCATTACATAACCTCGTATAATACTCTTTCATTTTTTAAGAATACTTCTTCTGAAACTAAAAACCAAGTTTCAGGAACTAATCTATAGTTATGAACACTAAATCCTATAGCATTCTCATTTTTATTTAAACTCTTTAAATCTTCTTTATAAGATAAAGAAATACTTCTACCTTTTACTAAAGTATCAATAATCTTTACTTTAAATAATTTAAAGATTAAAGAGGCTTTTAACGAACAGTCCTTTATTCTAAAGACTACAAATCTCTCATTCTTGCAATCAAAAACTAATAAAGGGCTTCTTAGTCCGTCCTTTATAGCTTCCTTTGCAATTTTAGCTAAAATCTTTTGTTCCAGCTTATAGAAATCTTTATCAGTAGTCTTACACTCAACTAAATATTTTGATGTTCTTACATCACCCTTAGCTTGCCATAAAGAACCACTAGCCATTACTGTTTTTCCACCTAATATTTTTGCTACATCTTTTTCTTGTTTATTACTTTTGTACTTTGTTGTTCCTTTTCTCGCCATGCTTTTTATCACCTATTCCCTTGTACTGGTGGTGGCTTCCAAAAGATACAATATGTTTCTTCACCCTTAATTAAATCATACTCTGTAACATCTGTATTTATACAGCCTCTATCATAAAACCAACAATTATGACAAGAAGCTGTATAATACCCTCGCCTTACCAGAATATCATATAAAAAAGAGTTATAGCCTCTATTGTATATGCTCATCTGATGTTAACACCTTTTCCCTTATCTCTTCAAATAAAGCTCTGTTAGAACGCAATAATTTAATTAAATTATCTTGCCCCTGTGATAACTGCTCACCATTATAGTAATACCAGCCACCTCTACGCTCAACTATTCCTAACAATACTGCAATCATAATTAATGCTTTTTCGTTATCTATGTCCCCTCTCTGGATATAATCACAGGTGTCTGTATAAATATCATACTCACCTGTTCCATAAGGAACACCAGCTTTATTTTTTTCGATTCTAAATTTGATTGTCTTGCCTACAATTCTTTTTGTTTCTCCACTGCCTACTGCAATAGTATCACCCATACGTAATCTAATCTCTAAAGTATTCGTAAACCCAGTGCTTCTACCACCTGTTGTATACTCTGGGCTTCCATACATCACGCCAATTTTCTCTCTCAACTGATTAATTGCGACAACTGTAGAAGGAAGTTTTCCCTCCCGCTCTAATGCGTTATTAAACAACTGAAATTTACCATGATACTCACCTAACATTTTAGGCTTGATTCCCATTTGATAACTTTCATCAAAGTCAGAAGTTAATACTTTAGTTGGTAGTAGAGCGGCATAAGAATCAATAACAATCAATTCTACTCCTGCTCTCTGCAAGGCTATAGCTATATCTAAAGCTTCTTCCATTCCATCAGGTTGACAAAATAAAAGTGACTCTAAATCTATGCCGTTTTCTATTGCCCATTCTTTTGTAAGACTACCTTGTTCCGTTTGTATCAAAGCACAAGTTAAAGGAATATCACCATCTTCTGCTACAATTTCTATATCTTCGCCATCAACTGTAACAAGTTTCTTTTTCATTTTTTGAACATTAGCAATCATCTTATAAGCTAATAATGATTTACCAGTAGAATAAGCTCCTGCAATAGTTATTAATCTTCCAGAAGGTATTCCACCACCAATTACATAATCTAAAGCTACACTACCTGTTGAAATCTTATAGGACATCTGCTCTTTAATAGTTGCCCCTAAACGTATAGCGTTCTTACCATGCGCTTTATTTATAGTCTTTACTAACTGCTTTAAATCTGGCAAAGTATCACCCCTGTAATGTCATCTTGCCTAGTTTCTCTTCAATTACATCAACACAATCAGAATAATCTCTAATAACAATTTCTAACTTATCCTCTAATCTACTTAAACGTATACCAAGAACATTTGGCACTAAACCTTCTGGGGCTACACTTTCAACTGAAATGGTCTCCCCAACAACACACTTTTGTAAACGATTATTTATGTCTTCAAGCATCCCTACTTGTGCTTCTAAAAGTTTTAAAACTTCTTCATATTCACCTAAAGATGTTTTAGAAACAGAAGCATCTCCTCTGTAAACTAAATCATCTACCATCTGTCCGCCCACTTTAATTGTCATATTCTTTACCTCCTTATTATACCACATAATCTTATTTTTGTCAAGCATTATTTTGCTTCACTATAAGTTCTACCTATATCTCCTACTGCTTCCAATGGAATTGTTAAATTTATGCCCCTACTTGGTAAACAATTTTCCATATGAAAAGTTAATCTCTGCTTGCATAATTTTGCAAACTTTTTAGGACATACCATGACTATCTCCATAACGTATGCTTAAAAACACACTCGACTATATCATACATCTGCACTATGCCTCCCCGCTTCCATTTAAGGATGTCAACCCACTTTGTATCTCAACAAAGCCGTACTCTACTCACTTCTCAAATAGTAGTAATGTGCAGTTCCTACTATTCTATGCTTTTGTTAGTCTGTGAGGGTGAAATGCTCTCATTTCCTCCCTGCTGATTGGCTACACACTTTCGTGATATACAGTATATTGTCACTCTTTGGTAATACTGTATTTTTGCGTTCCAGCATATCGAAGAGTTTAAACACGACAAGTTATTTGACTAAAGTTTATCGTGTACATTAAGTATTTGTCTTGCACCAATAGATTTTAATACTACATCATTATCCACATCTATCTGTGCTAATGTTGTGCAATCTGCCGCCGCCCCTTGTGATTTTGAATTAACTGCTAATCGTTCATAGTATGAGCGTGTTCTACCATCTTGGGAATTTATCCCCCACAAGTGACGTTTATGCCCAGAAAATAGTGTTTCTATATAACCATTCTTTCTAGCAAATTGAATTAAATCTCTATCATATTTTTTTAATCCTGCAAAACCTTCAAAATACCTATCTATATATTCTTGTGCGGTCTTTTCATCTATTTCTAGATTTCTTGCTACCGCTATTTTTGAACCGCCATAATCTACCATTCTGTTTTCTCCTGTTGCCAAGAGTGTCGGACTATACCTTTAGGAGCTTGCTCCTATCCCCCATTAAATGTATTCGATTGATTTATGTTTAAACATAGCCGATACATTATAAGTCTCTACACCGCTGTTTTCACAGAGTTCGGCACGGTATTGACCTGTTAGGCTTTCACCGTTTTGAGAGGGATTTTACTTCACCCTAGATTTGAGCGAAACCTACAGTCTTAGCCACATTTCTTTTATGTGGTGCTAATTTCTTAATTGAATTTGGGTCTGCATCTGCTAATTCTGGAAAAATAATAGTTGCTACTGTCCCATGTGGGTCAAGTTTCTCTTTTAGCATTTTAATCAACAATGGGTCTTTTGAAAAATGTGCTGTTAAAAACTTTTCCAGAGCATGATAATCTGCCGCAACAATTACTTCATCTTCATTATCAGCTATCATTAAACTTCTTATTTCAAATTGTATCCAAAAATCATAGTAACTTCTATCTTCACCATCTTTAGGCTCTTCTAAAGGCTTAGGAAGCTGTTGGTAGTTCGGTTCAGAACAACTTAACCTAAATGATGATGTTCCATTTTGGTTGAAGCTTGGATGTACTTTTCCATCACAATACATTTTTTCTTTTATACCTAGCATAAATGCTGTATACAATTTTGTTAATTTAAAATAATCTTGTAGAAGTTTAATTAATTTATGCCCATCTTCTCTTTTAGGAGTTTGTCTTAATAATTTTTTTAATGCATCTTTATCTGTCTTTGGCGTTCTTAATGCTATATCTCTTGATTTTCCACCATCTGTCCATGCTATAGGCTGAAAACCAAAATTTAATGCTACTAAATCCTCATTAAAAGATTCTCTATATTCCCCTGTTTTCCTATCCTTTAATTTCTTTTTAAAACCATATAATATTTCAAACAGTTGTTGACCACTATTAATATTAAATTTAGCTCCTACTACTTCATATATTTTGTATGTTAATTCTTCCAATTTTTCTTCTGCTAATTTTATCATACCTTCAAGTTTTTCTATGTCAACTTTGATTCCATTACGTTCCATTTTCCACAAAACTTTCATATATGGCATTCGTACTTCTCTAAAATATTCGTAACCACCATCTTCTCTTAACGCATTAAGAATTGGTTCATACATTTCTTTCATAAAATATACATCTTCTGCTGAATATTGTGCTCCTATTGGAATCTGAACGTGTTGAAAACTAGCATTACTATTAGAAGCTAATCCCAAAAGTTTCTTTTCCTCTTTAGTAACTGTCATAATAGTATCTTTAAAATGAGATTTTTTTACAGAGAAAATTGTTTCAGTTACTGCTTCTAAATTCTTCTCTTGTTCTTCATCTAAAGTATGTACAGCTATTTGTGTATCAGTAAAAGTATTTGTTTCAAACACTTTTACTATATCTACACCTTCATTTGCAAATAAATGTAAGTCAAATGAAATATGATGGGCTATATACTCTTTCCCACCATTTTCCATTAAAGGCTTCAATCGTTCCATAAAATCAACAATATCCATATTATAATATTCTCCTGAAAACTTTTCTGGTAAAAAATCAGGAAAATTTTTGGCATCATCAAAAACCGCAGTGTTTTTACGGTAATCAAGTCTCCCACAACCAATATAGCTACCTTCAAAATAGTGCCTGAAAGGAATATAATATACTTCCTTACTGACACTATCTTCAAAGGCTATTGTTAATCCTACTGCATAATCTTTCCCCTTATATCTTACATCTAATCCAGAAGTTTCAAAGTCAAAGAAAATTTGTTTCGCTCGTTCATATTCCTCAAAAAATCTATCAACATTCTCTTTATTGACAATAGTTAATTTAAAGAATCTTTGATGAAACAAATAATCACTCCTTATTAATTAACTTCTTCCATTTTTTACTTGGCTTAAAAATAAACCTGTTAAAAGGTTTTCTATCTTGAAAAGTCTTAGTATGAATGTTATAAGAAGTTTTTATATCTTGTTGTCTAGATACTAAAGAAAAATATCTAGGCAAAACTAATCCAGCATATTCTTCTAAAACTCCTTCTACACCTTTACAAAACATCTTAATAATATTATTTGCCTCTGTTGAAGTAATATTATTTTGTTCTGCTATTTTATTAATTAAAGTTTGTCTATCTGCTATTGCGCCCATTTCTAAACCTTCCTGTAGTCAATAATGCCTTACAAGTCTTATTGATAATTTTTTCTATCAATTCTGTTTGTGCTTTATCTTCTTTATTTATATGTAAATCTAGGTAATAAAGATGCAATAATTCGTGAAGTATACTCCACTCAACATCATCACTGCCATTTATAATAGCATCTTCGTCAAGCTCAGGATTACTGTTTATCCGAATTATTGCCCTCTCCATAGAAGGGCTAGAAGAAATACTTGCTAATGCTGGGTAGCCCAATAAATATTCAATATCCCTATTATTTGCATATGTAATAACTATATCCCAATGACTAAGTCCTAAAATTTTCTGCCAATACTTCATACAAGAATCTAATGCTTTTTGAGACCATTTATCCATTAATCCACTTCCCTTACCAAAACTCTATTAAGCCCTGCTGGACGAATAGGCTCAGGCTCTACAAGTGTTGTTGTATCAAAAGAGGTGTCTTCAACACCGTAAAATGGGAATTTCTTTTCAATAATTTCGTAATAATCAAGTCCTCTATATTTATCAGGAATTAATTCCTGGATTTTTTCTTTAGCCGCTTCATTTAACTCCCCAATAGCAAAAATATCTTTATCTAAATATGGATATTTTGTAAAAATCTCTGCTCCTGCTTTGTCAAACAAATAAGAAATACTAGGTTTCTGTCCCATACGAGTTGCATAATAGGGTGCATCTAACAACCCATAACGCTGTCTATTACGTTCAATAATACCACAATCATTTCCTCTTAAAAGAACAGCAACTGCTTTATCAAACTCTACTTTTTCACCTGTCTTTTTGCTAATATAGCTACCTTGTCTACCATCTACAACTAAATAAGCTGATTTAAAGCTTCTAGGTACGCCAGCTTGACATAATGGGCAATCAGGTTCACAGGTACAAGCATAATTATTATATCTACCACCTTCTTGGACATTATGGCTCCAAAAACTAATTGGCTCATCAGTTAAAAATCTAACTGGTGCATCTGCGGCATCTCTCACTGTTAAAAAATAATCTTTAATATAGCCACCTTTTTTAGTGGTCTTTTCTACCTCTGTTCTTGCTTGAAATCCTCTTTTAAAAATTGAAGCTACCATTCTTTTTTCTCCTATTCTATTTTCCTTAATTTTAATCTTGGATACATCTCTAAATTATTAAACATATAATCTAATTGTTCTTTATTCATATCTTGAACATCTTTACAATTTTCAGGGTAATTTACAATACTGAATATAAACTCATCTTTACATAGGTCATATATGCGTTTACAGCCACTCTGACCAGCTTTATCTCCGTCTAAGGCTAATATTACCTTTTTGATATTAAAACTCCTCAGAAGTGAAATTTGAGCCTCTGAAATACTACAAGTTAACATAGCTAAAGTATTAGCATAACCGTGTTTTTGTAACCACAAAGCATCTAATACTCCCTCTACTAAAATAACAGAATCATTAACAGGTCTAAACAAATTCAAGGGAAATAAAATTCCCGAACGTGGAAAATTGTCATATACATAGTATTTAGGAGCTTTGCCGTATACATTTGCATATTCTGGCGTTTTATCATTTAATACTGCCCTTCCTATAAAACCACATAATGAACTATCTTCCCAAAATACTGGAATAGTAACTCGTTTCTTTTGTGCATCCCAGCCAAATAAAAATCTTTGCTGGTCTTCTTGGCTGAATCCTCGGTCAATAAAATATTTATGAAATATTTGCCCACTTTGAAATGCCCCTAATGAAGAATTAGATAAAACAAATCTTTCTTTCTGCTCAGGAACTTCTTCATATTCTCGTAAAGGAACTTCTTCAACCTTTTGCGCTTGTTCTCCAATTATTTCATCAAGCTTTATTCTTGCTTCGGCATAAGAGATATTTAGACACTTTGCTATTAAACCAACTATTGTCCCACTTTCACCACAACCAAAACAATGGTAACATTCCTTTTCAGCATTTAAACCAAAAGAAGGACGTGTATCTCGATGAAAGCAACAAGATGCCATAATATCATTACCTACTATTTTAATATTCTTTATATTTAATACTTCGCATACAGTTAAAAGTTCTTCTACTCTCATACTACTCAATCCTTTGTATTTGTTTTACCGCTATTGGTGTTCTCTTCTTCTCTTCTTCTACATATAATAAATCATGTTTCATTTCAGTAAAATCCCAACTCATTTTAAAAGGCGGTTTCCATTCGCCATCACGTACTTTTAAAGTTACTATTTTTATTTCTTTTTCCGCTTTATCTGTTTTATCTTGTTCTAATCCATAAACAGCATCACAATCTTGGGCAAGTGCCTTAACATAAGAAATATTACTTAATGTTGCAGTTTCTCCTTTTAACTGTGAAGTACAAAGAATTGGAACCTTTCTGTTTCTGGCTAATGCTTTAAATCCTCGCCATACTTCTAGAATGCCCCTCCAATCGTCATCTTCAGAATCATCCGCCATTAAGTAGCCACCATCAATTAAACAAACATCAGGTCTATGTAAATCAATAGAACTTCCACAAGATATTACACCACCTTCAATTAATTCAACAATTAATTTATCTTTATATTTTGGAGCTTCTTCTAAAAGATACTTATGATATCTTTCTTCTTCTTGTGGTGCTAATTGACCATCTTTAATACGAGAATAACTTATACCCGACCATATAGCATCAATTCTATCTATTAGTTGAGATGGCAACATTTCTTTTGTTAGGAATAAAACTTTATATCCCATTTTCGCCATTGCTACAGCAATAATACACAGGAGCCACGTTTTCTAATTGTTATTAACCTACAGCTTTTTATCTGTAGCTCTGGAAGTTTCCTTCATTTTCATCGAATGGTCAATTCCATTCCAGTATAGCATATATTTTCACTTCCACAAAAGTGTACGGTATGTGGAGGACACTCGTGGAGATATTATTCCAATCTCTATGCGTTACGGTGCTGGATTATCCAGTTACCTCGGTATTAGCATTTTACAGCTTTTACCGATTTTGCCCCCTCGTAATCTTACATATCTTTACCGTATCTATGTAAGACGGCAAGAATAGACTCTCGTTTTCTATTAATATAATAATGTGCATTAAAATATAAATAGATGATAATTAAATAATAGTTTTTAGAAATATCAAAATAAGCAATATTATTTTTGAGATGTATTAAAGAAATATCAGCATTAAATGCTTGTAAAACATACTTTAATAAATTATAAGTAGTAGTTAATGTTATTCTTCTTCGTGATTTAGAATAATGCCCATCCCCATCTAATAAGCCTCTTATAAAATGTCTTTTATATTTATCATTTAAAAGTGGGGGATTAGCAATTAAGCTTTTATTAGGAACTACTCCTTGCTTAATTAAATTTCGACAAAATTCTGAATCACTAATAATTAATCTTTTATATATAACATTATTATTTCTATATTTAACAACCTTATCTTTTATTAAATAAGTTCCTTTAGCATCCTGCAAAAATGCTTCTAAAATATAAGCATCTTCGCTTTTTAAGGTAATCTCAAAAACATAAGATTTTCTTTTGATAACGCATCCATCAGCCATAAATAACCCAAGAAAATAAGCTTTAGCTTCGCTATCAATAACTTTAAAATAGCTTGAATTTATAAAATATTTATGTACGTTTTTTTCTATCTTTATACCACTCTCTTTTACATATTTTGTAATAGTTTTTCTGCTAATTTTTAATTTCTTAGATATTTCTGTTAATGACATCCCACTTTTATAAAGCTCTAATCCTACTATTTTTTTATCTTTTAAGTCCATATTAATTTACCAGTTCCTGTGTATCCTAAAAAAGTTATAAGGTCTAATTCTTTTACGCCACCTATTTGTTTATCAATAGGCAATAAGCCTATAGGCATGCCAGAAATGCCCCCTGTTTTTTGCCGCTCTTTATACTGCTCAAAACGCTCTTCTGTTCTTTCACCTATTTTACAGGTATCATTAAGAACAATTTCAGAATCAATATTTTGTATTAATTTCTGTAACTTCTTAACTGCTTCTTCTGTATTTAATGAGTTTATATCTGTTTGCACAGAAAGTATTGTATCCCTTAACAAATTGTGTTTAACTTTATTTCTTAACTCATCGCAATAAAATTCAAATGGCTCTGTTACCCTTCCATTAAAATCAAGTTCTGGAAATCTTGATTTTAATGATTCCGTGCTAGGAATATCTCCATATTTAATTTTAAAGTCTGAAATATAATTAAATACTCTTTTATAAGCTGGATTAAAAAACTTAGCTGATATTCTTTTTTCTGCTACTGTTTTCCAATCCTTAGTTTCTAATAATTTTAAAATAAAATTAGAATCTACACTCATTTCATCACCCCTAAAAACTCTTGCATAGACACAGCGTTCTTAGGTAAAAATAATTTATCCCCATCATCTACATAATAAAGATATTTTAATTCACAAAACCTCTTCAATTCTTTAAAACCTTCAATGAATTCTAAATTATTAAAATATAAATACTTTTCAAATAAAAATCCTTCAAGTTCTTTCCACTCTTTAGGGTCTTTATAAGTTACTAAATGAATTGAGTATTTCCCACTTTTCCAAATCTTCATAATAGTATCTAAATGTTGAGGGTTATACTGCATTCCTAAAATTTCATATTTGTCTTTAAATAATTCGTTAACGAATGTTGTTTTATTATTAAAAAAACAACTCTCTAAATTAAAGGCGATAATTGGAAGAGATTGATTAGTTAACTGCCCTCTTTTCACGTCTTTTCTCCCTTAATTGTCCAGCATTAATTTCATTTTTATCATATAATTTATAACAATTCCTACATAAAGGTAAATGGTCATGCTCTACATATGCAAATACTTCTACAGAACTGCAATTAATGCAACAATCATTTTTTACATTTTCTAAATCCATATTATCCCCCCTGTCTTAATTTCTTTATAGCATCTTTATTTCTAAAGGCTTCTCTTCTACCATCATTAGTAGTAAATGTAACCTGAATAAAAAGATTTAGCATACTATCAATAGTATAACCATATCTATTAGTTAACTCTTCTGATTTTAAATTAGTACAGATTATTGTTGGTAATCCCTTTGTATCTCTAATCTTTAATATATTTTCTAATAAAGCTTTTTCTGCTCCCTTTGCTGTATCTACTTCTGCCCCTAATTCATCTATTACTAGAAATTCTGAATCATATACGGAACTTACATCTTGTTGGCTATAAGTTTTTCTTATAATCTCATTAAAAGTAGTTAAATATCCTGAATAATAACGAATATATAACTCTTGTAGAATAATAGAAGCTAAAAAGCTCTTTCCAGCTCCATTTTGCCCCCTAAATAAAAGATTAACACAATCATTTAACATATCTCTAGGATTAGTTACATAACCTTGTATAATACTCTTTAATTTAGGTTCAGCAAAATGATAATCAGATAAAAATTTTCCCTGATATCCACTAGGTATCCCCATTAAATACAAGGATTCTTTACTTATGTATTCCCGCATTTTTCCTTCTCTTGTTGGTAAATCAGATGTCAATTTCTATCCCACCATTCTTAGTCTCCTCTTTCCAGCCTCGCTTGGGAGTTAAGCTCTCTCCTGTATAAGCTACTGCTAAATTATAATAACTACTTAACCAAGCATTAGACATTAAATAAATGCCATATTCCATAAAAGTTTTTTCTCTACCACCAACTTTAAAGCGATAATCTGAATCCCAAAGAAAATCAATTATCTTTTTTATTTCATTACTTGGATATGTAGCCATTAATGATTTTATTACAGAGGTATCTTTATATTTTACAACTTGATATTTTACGCCATGTTCTTTTGCTTTATCTGAAAAATATTTTATCCAATCATTAGATTTAAACTTACTGTAATCTTCTGTTGACTTTACAATACCACTTTTATCAGAAGTTACTATTGCTCCACCAAATAACTTCTTTGCCTGTGCTTTTGTTACTATCATTTACGTTTTGCTATGGAACGTTCTAGTTCCTTTGCTTCTTGTTCTAAACGATTATCAATAAGTTCTGAAAACAAATCTAATGTTGTATCTCTTTCTTTTTCTAATACTTCTGCTTCCATCCAACAATCAAATTTTGCACTTTCATAATTACCTAAATTCAATGTTACACCTTTTGATAAACCTACTTTTATTGTTTCCATTTTATTCCTCCATTTCTTTATCTGGCATAAACAATCTTTCATTTACTTTTTGTAAAGCAATTTTTACTCGTTCAGAAAATCCAGTCTTTTCAATAGGAAAACCTCTCCTAACTCCACACTCTAAAGCTACTCTAACAATAGCATTTATTTGTTCCTGTGTGTAATAACAAATATTATTTACTCTCACTAGGGCAGGAGGTAAAATACCTGTATTTTCCCAATTACGTAAAGTTAATGAACCTCTAGGAATACCAGCCAATTTAAAAGCTTCTATTAATTTTGCTCTTGTATATAATCGTAGTATCTTGCCATTTATTTTAAATAATTTTCCCTGTAATATTTGCCCTGCGGGTCTGCCTCTTTTAGCTTTCCTCTTTCTCGGCATCCTCGCTCACATCCTTTAAATCTACTATTTTAGTTGAATAACTTAATTTTTCTTTAAACATTTTCTCTGCTACCTCTAATGGTATTACTCCATCTGCGATAAGATGTTCCAATACTTCCATATCATAATAAGCTTCATACTTTAAAACTTTATCTAAAACACCATAATCTCTCAAAATACTTTCAGCCATATAAGGTATTACATCATAGCTTTTTCTTACCTCTCTTTTTAGATATTTATTATCTAAAAAAGGTAAATACTTATTACCATTTAAATCACTTTTGCCATTAGACTCTACATAAGCATCTAGCTGTTCTTTTAATTCTTTCACTCTTTTTTCCGCTTCAAGCTTTGTCTTTCTATACATATCATACTGCATAGCTAATTCTTTGAAACGTGAATCATCTATCTCTGCTTCTGAAAAGTCTATAATTTTACATTCAACCATTTTATCATCCATTCTTTAAGTCTTAACATTATATCATACTTTTTTAGTTTTGTCAAGCATTTTTAAATAATTTTTGTAATTCCTATTTCTCTATACCACTTATCCCTCTTTATACCATGCTTATTAAAAATTGCCATAAAAGGATGTCTGTAATCATAAAAAAATACATTAGTCTTACCATCTTTAGTTCTTCGTAACCTTCCTAAAATCTGTATCAAATCTTTCTTGTTTGCCACTGTAGATACAAGAAATCCTCTCTCCCATGATTTTACGTTAGTTCCTTCACAACTAATAGAAATAGTAGCTAATGTAATTAATACTTCTTTTGTTTCTGCTTTCTCTTTTATTTCTGCTTTTGTTTCTTTCATATCTCCATAGTATTTTTGTATTCTTGGACATATATCTACCAACATATCATACAATAAATTTATATGCTCTTTCTCTTTACAAAACACTATACAAGATTTTCCTAAATTATATTCTTTTATAATATCTTCAACAACTAATCTATTAAACGCTAAATCTTCTGATACAATTTTATAAGCTTCCTGCAAATTAACAGGTAAACTATCAACTTCCTTTGTACTCAATAACTGCGTTATTAAAGCTCTCCATTCTGGTGTATGTGGTGCGAATACTTTATCTTTATATGCTAATGCTTTTACTTTTGCTCCGCTTTTCGTCCAGTAATAATCAATCACTGGATTCCACTTTAACTGACTTTCCCTCTTTATTACAAAAATATCTTTTGTATCTATAATATCAGAAGTTTCAAATTCCCCTTTGTATTCATACAATGTATGCCCACAAATTAAATCTAACACATCTGCTAATCCATCATTTCTCATTTTAGTTGCTGTTAAGCCTAAACGATATTTGGCAGGGAAGTCATTCAGAACACTGTATATCTTAGCAGAACACCTATGACATTCATCACAAATTAACATTGATATACTTTCTTTTAATTTATCAAGCTTTTCATCACCTAGCCTAGAAAGGGTTTGTATCGTAGTTAAAGTAATTTGTTTTCCTATATTGAAAACCTTGCCTTTTACTAAACCTATTTCTATTTCCCCATAGCACAACAGAGCATCTTTTTGCCAACCATCTATTAAATCGTCTTTATTAACTATAATTAAGGCTCTTTCTTTTAACTTCCCTGCCAATATCAAGCCAATTATTGACTTACCTAACCCTGTATTTATAACAAGTGTTCCAGTATTATCAGTAAAATGCTCTATTGCTACCTGTTGTACTTTTCTAGGCTGGATTTGTACTGATGGATATTCTATATTATTAAAACTAATTGAGGCATCTTCTATAACCTCATAAGTAAAAGGTATCTTATATCCTCTAGGAACTTCTAAGCTATCCCCTATTTCTTTATAATAATAAAGAAATTCTGGAACTTTAGTGCTCCCCCATCTAGAGAATTTAAGAATACTTTCATATTCAGGATTTTTAAAAGTTAAATCTTTTTTTATTTGCTCTCTTTCTGTATTTGTTAAGTTTTTTAATAATTGAGAGTTACTTATAAAAACTTTAATAGCCATTTTTATTAATCAAAAACCCTGAAAATGTCTGCAAGAGATAGACTCTAATGTACGTATAGAATCCTCAGTTTCAATATCACTAAGTTTACGTCTATATTCTGCGGATTCCTCTTCAAAAATTTTTCCCAAACAGTTTGTAATTTTACCTTTTCTTGCAAATCCAATTTGCTTAATTTCCCTAATAGCCTCATTCATTGCTTTACGATATAAAGGATTTGTATTTGTATCCCTTAATGCTCTTAAAGTCTCAATAACTTTTGCTGTTTGTTTTCTCGTCTTAATATATTCCTCTGTTTTTAAATTATACATATCCCCTAATAAACTCACTAAATCATCTCCTATCTTTTATACTATTATACCATATTTTTTTCTTTTTGTCAAGTGTTTTTTATTCCCATTCAAAAATTGGCAAACACCACTTTATAGGTAAGGCATATTTAACTTCTTTATAACAGATTTCTTTATAACCTGTACTATCATCTCTGATTTTTAAGGCATCTTCTGAAACCCCATCTTTTAACATATTCCATAATATATTAGCATCTACATAACAAGCATTTCTAAACTGTATTGAATTGTGCATAAACCAAAGCCACTCAGCATGCCCTAATCCTTCCTTTAATTTTACCATTTTTTACTCCCATTCAATATCAGAATACCTAACTTCTTCAAACCAAAACTCAGGAAAATAACAATACTTTTCATTAAGGTATTCAAACTCATAAAGTAGTGAACCTTTGACTGATATTAAATTTAAACGCTTTTTTGATACCCCAGTAGAAAGCTCTTTCCAAAGATTGTGAGAAGCTTTATAAGAAAGTTTGTCAGTTCCAAATATAAACCTAAACGTTCGATAATCTACGCCGCTTTTAAATTTCAGCATTTTCTTCAAATATAACCCACTCCTTTAGAATCCATATTTCCTGTCCCTCAAATATAGTTTCTATAAATTCTGGAAAAAAGAGATTTATATTAATTTCATTTTTAGAAATACCTTTTTTAAATTTGTGCCAAAATTTTCGTATCTGTTTTTCGTTTAATACAGTAATCCCTTGAACTGCTTTTTGAAATCTACCATATTCTATATTATTATTTAAAAACACCATACTCTCACCTCGTTGAACCTATTATACCACACTTTTTTAATTTTGTCAATAAAAAAAATCCCTTACTAAGTAAGGGATTAATAATCCATTTTATTTCCTAAAACATCTACATATACTGCTTTATATTTATATAACCTTCTTATACCATCTGCGTTATACAGTATCGCTAAGTCCGCTAAATCATCAACAGTATAAAGTTTAGGAACTAAAATGACACAAGCTTTTAATAACTTTTTAAATTCTTGGTCTTTACAAGTAGGTGATAATATTGTTAATTCAGAGCCAACGTTTGTCTGTATATCATTCAATATTTTCAACAGCCGTTTACTCACTTTAGGCGTTGCCCCACAACATTTACACTTAAAATTATCTACTGTAATTGTACTAACCATATTTCTCTCCTACAAGACTATTCTTGCAGTTCCTCCTATTACCATCTCGAAGTTACCCCTCTGGTATCTATATGAACCCAATCTCCATAGTAACCTATACCTAACTGGTCTTCTAACCCCCACGCTTTTGCCGCCACTAAAACAGTATCTGCTAAAGCTGTATCAGTATCATCCTGACCAGAAATATGAATATCTGCGGCACATCCTTTTGTGTGATAACTACCTAATTCTCCACCACATGCCGCATTAACTCCATCATCTACAGTCCTATATCCTGATTTAAAAGTTGTTCCATATTCAGAGTGATATTTTGTTGTATTGACTACCCAATTAGGATTCCAGTCTCTCAACATATCTAATATTTTAAATAAATTTGCTGTTTTTTCATTATTTGTGCATAACTTCCCATTTTCATTGTCCCACGCATATTCATTACTGTTTCTGCGCCAACAATCCCATTCTGTTACGCTCCAATGTTTACTTTCGTACATTGCAATCACCTTCTTTTTTATCTTCCTTCTGTACTTCTTTTTCTAATTTATCACTTTCCCCATCTCCGTCTTTATCTATTATAGATGCTCCATAAAAGAATATAGCGGCAATCGCTTCTGGGGAGAATAAAACTTTTGTTAAAGCTAGTAAATCAGATAATGCTATTACACCCTTAAATATTGCTTGATATGCCCAAGCAAATATATAAGCTAGAACAGTTGTTATTATTAAAATAATCATTATATAGAGAAGCTTTAAACTCCCGCCAGCAATTTTAGGCTTTACAAGAATTTTTGATTTAATAATATTTTTTAGCTTCTCAAACATTATAAAACCTCATTACTTTAAGATAAGCGCAAGTATACTTATAAACATGCTTATTATTCCTGATAAAAATGTTGCTAATCTAAATATATCAGAACATTTATCATCTATAACTTTATTAAGTTCTATTTTGTTTTCTTTTGCTTCTGCTCTCATCTCATCTAATCTCTTGAAAATTGTCTTTATATTATTTTCTACTGTCTTTAAGTCTACTTCTTGTGTTTGTGTTTTTTCTAAAAAAACTCCAAGACTTTCTGAATTACTTTGTTGCTTTGTTTTTATTACTGCTAAATCTTCTCTTAATTCTGTCTCAAAATCTCTGTTCACTACACCCCTCCGTTCTTACAGATAGTGTAGACGTTCCAAACCTCTACACATAACCTCTATGAAATTATTTACCGCATTCTTTAGTTTTGTGTAGAGTCCCATATTATTTTCCTTCTTTCATGTTTTTTATCTGTGTTGTTAAGCCTTTATTTTTACTTTGAAGATTCCTTACTTTTTCATTTAATTCTTCTATTTGTTCTTCACATTCTTTTAAATGGGCTATTAATTCATTTACCTTTACTTCATCCTCTAATCTAGAATTATCTAAAGCTGACATTCTTTTCTTAACTCCCATTAATTCACGTCTAACTTGTTCACATTCTCTAACTTTTTCTACCTTTTCTTTGCGTAATTCATAAATTTCATCTTTTAGTTTTAATACATCTTTATCATAACGATTTTTAAAAACTAATTTAAATATCTTATATAGATATTCCTTCATATTAACCTCATTTCTTACGGACAAATTTCCGCTTTCCTTAAACAATTTAACGCTCTTTGATTTAAATAGGATTTTTTTAAATCAAAACAATCAAATAACATTATATTTACTTCATTTGATAAGGCAAAAACTTCATCGCTTAATTGAAATAACTGTAAACACATTTCTTCACACTCTTCTTGTGCAAAATAACGAACACACCGAATATAAAATTTATCTACAATTTTCAAGATAAAGTATCCTCCTTATTTTTTTATTTTCTTCTTTTTCTTTGCTCCACTACAAGCCATTTTTACACCCCCTACTAATTATCTAAATTGTAAGTGGCTATCAATTCTTTTAATTTAGTTTTAGTTTTTACAATCTCTAATTCATTATAACATAATCTTAATTTTTCACGTTCTGCCCTAATAGAAGCATACTCACTTTCACTTAAAGCACCATCTACAAATTTTAAACACTTATAATCAGACTCTTGTAGCCTACTTTCAACTATACCAAGATATTTTTGTCTATCATTTTCAAATTCTAGTGCTTTTTTTTCTTTTTCTAAAGCTTTTATGTCAATTTCATCTTCAAAAACTAATTGACCTTTTAAATCTCTTATTATAGCTCTATCAGTTTTCAAACAACCAGAACCATAGTAAACTAAACTACAATCTATAATATTTCCATTACTGTCTAACCTATAATACATTAGTTATCTCCTTTAATTAATTTGCTCCAACAGTACCAGCAGGAATAAAGATTTATCCCATCTCACCAACAGTAAGAGTAAACCAAATCGCATTATTACTATCTGCCTTATCTGTGCTAAAACTGTCTTTATTAACCGTTATCTGAGTAAACTTGCTTCCTTTCATTGCCCGAAGTGTCATACCATCTTCTGCATAGAAACTAAGAGTAGGGTCTAATTGTACATAGCCCTGTGAATTTGTTACACCTTGCCAAATAACATTACCTTTTGGGGAATAAAGTGTTACATTATAACCCATTGTAGTAGTTCCATTAGTTAATACTTTAAAATAAACATCAACCGCAGGACTAGGTGATGAGGGGTCTATAGGAATGTCAATAGGGTCGTCATTAAAATCAGCCGCTACTCTGATATCACTATCAGGCATAATATAAGTGAGAGGATTCTCTATCTTTATTTCTTTCTCCAATGTGGTAAGATTAATAATTTGCCAATTTAAAAACTCAACACCCACATCAGGTACAGCAGTTAAAATAATTTCATCACCAGCATATGCTTGTGTATTACCATCTCCTGATGTTTTATTGCATCTAATCTGACCACTTACTGCAAGTTCTAAATCTATATTATGAATTACTCCCCCCCCCTTCAACAAGAGTTATTGGCAAATCATAAATCATATTTTCTTTAAATAAAGAAATTCTATATTCTGCTGAACCAGTAGCATTTCCTTTAGTCATAGTACAAGTGATTAATTGATTATCTTCTAAGCCAGTTAAAGATAGCCATTTATCTTTTGGAACTAAATAACGTCCATCACTGGATGTTTTTCCTGAAAGAATAACAATATCCCCACTGCTATCTGCTATAGAAATTTTAAAAGAAGCTCCACTAATAATATTATTATTTGAATCTACAGCTTTAAAATAAATTCTTACATCTTCGCCATAAGTAGGCATATTAGCATTTAAAGCTGGATAAAAATATACTCTACAATTATTACTCCAATTAAAATAAACAGTCTGACCTTTTCGTATAGCTAAATTACCACATAAATTAATATATGGTTGACCATAATCACAATAAATTAAAGTGCCATAATTAGTTGTATCTGCATTAGTGGAGTCCCAAACATTTAACCAACTATTTACAACATTACTACCTCCAACTTTCATTCCCCATATATAACCATCACAAGGAGCTGTCCAGGAATCTCCCTGATTTTTTAAATTAATAATTATCTTGTTATTAGAAGGCATACTCAATTTATTATTTTTTGCTAATAATTCCCAAGTTGGTTCCTTGTAAAATTCATCACGATAATCAAAAGCCATTTGCCATTGTTTATTAGGTGTTATATTATTATAAAAACATCTGCAAAATGTTATTGCTTTTTCCATTGTGAATATTCCACTTACACTAGGATAAAGGACGTGATTATGATTATCTCCCTCCCAAACTCGATAAGTTATTTGAGAATTTTCAGGCAAGTTTTTACCAATATCCTGAAATTGCTCAATTCCATTAGTTAAGCCAATTTGAGTTAAATCTGTAAATGGTTTAATTTGATGATTTAGAGTTAAATCACTTACATCTCCCACTAAATCATTAATATCTAATGTTCCAGAATTAATAATTGTGCTAAAAGCTTGTATATAATATAATACATATGCCGTTTTAGGTTTTACTTCTTCACCTGTATGTTCTGCTCCTACTGAACGAGAGGCATCGAAATTTATAGTTTGCTGTTGTCTGTCTGAGGCATCTTGATGAATACTATCCTTATTATTACCAGTTTCTACTTTTGCAAAAGCTCCACTCACTCCAAAAAGTAATTCTCCAGTACCATCATCCCAACTTGTACGAAAAGTTGTAAATTGTCCAAGAATATTTCTTTGTGTATCTGTTACATAAGTTCCAACTTTTTCCGCTTCTGCTGTACCACTTAAATAACAAGCGATATAAGGAATTCTAAAGGTAGTAGCACCATTTCCAGTGCTATAATATCTACAAAATCTTCCCTCATTTGCCGCTAACTCTGCTTGCCAAGCTTCTTCACTTATTAAACGAGTTTCTCCACCTTTTTGTGCAAATCCCCATAAATCTTTATAAACTTCTCTGCTAAGTTCTGATCCTGTAGCCGCTATTGCACCTTCTGGTAATATTCCATCTAACGAAAATCCTATTGAACCTAATGGTAATTTAATCTGACTTGACATTATATAATCAACCCATTTAGTTCCATCCCAAATTTTTGTTTGAGCCATTATAAACCTCCATTCAATATGCTAAAAAGGAAGCCCACTTAGAGCTTCCCCATTTTCCTTACTCTTTAATTATATACCTATTATAGCATACTTTTGGATTTTTGTCAACCTTTTTTTTAATTATTTTTATAGAAAATTTCCAACATTCCCACTTCTACAACTTCTGGTATATGGTCTAAAGTAGCTATTAATGCTCGTCTTGCTATATCCTTATTGGGATATATAGCTACATTATCTGTTACATCTTGTGTAAAATGAATTTTAAGAAACCCTGCAACATTTATAAATTTTGTTACCCAGTATTTTTCCCCATCTATTACTGCCCAAACTTTATACATTATTTTTACACCGCCTGTAATATCATAATTAATGGATTAAAATAGCAATTAAAATAAAAAATAAAACTTTCAAAAGCCTGAAAAAAAGCTCCAATAGTAAAAAGAGAAATACCTATTAAAAAAATCATGGCACTAATTGCCTGCCCCTCATTCAATGCTGTTACTCCCTCGTATACTTGCCATCCTAGAAAAATAATAAGAGATATCAAGAAAGAGAAGCTAGCAAGAATCGCTATAAGATAAATTAAAGAGGTATCTTGCATATAAGAAATTAACAACTCTTGTGGAATTTTTGTGCTCATTACTGCAATATCTTCTAGTGTCATTTTTATACCCCCATTATTGTGAATTTAAAAGTTTCTGCATTAAAAGATAGCACCACATTTGATGCCCCCTCTTTCCCATATTCCTCTGAAAAATCGTAACAATCCCAAGAACCACTAACCATTTTATAACCTAAAGACTGTAATGCTTCTTTAATAACTTTTGGAGTATAACCTGTTTCAGATAAATCTATTTCAGAATTTATATCTCCTTTATTTTCTAAACTTTCTAAAATAATTAATAGCTTATCTTCCATTTTTTCATCTTCCTTTTAATAAAAAATTAACATCCTCTTTTAAGTGCTCTTCTGCTTCATTTCTAGTTCTATAACATTTTCCTAAACTTCGCAAAAGCTGGTCTACTAAATTACCATAAAATACTCCCTTAGATACAACTCCCTGATTATTGCTTCCGTCCATATAAATATAAAAATATACATCACCATTTGTGGGATAATAAGGAAGTTGTTTTACACTACAATTACCAGCAAATAGTTCTAACATAATAAGCCGAGTATTCATCTCTGGATTATCACAATGAAGTTTATTATCTGCTATCCAAAATTTTGCTCCATTGCCAACAGCATATTTTTCATCATAATCCAAAACCTGAAACTTTTGATTAAACATTAAATTGTTTTTCTTTAAAAATAACTCAAAATACTCACTCAAAATAACACCTCATTTAATAAAATCTATAATTTCTTGCTGAAAATAACATCCAAAGATAACTAATACTATATCCTCTTTGTTTATATAAATTAAAAGCCTTACAAAACTACTGTGCTCTAAATGCTCTCATTGTTACTCCCACTCTCTATTCTTTAATAAAGTGCAATGAGCCTCTAAAACAGTAAATCTTACAAACCAATTTGTATTTCTACCGAAACTATATACACTATTGCGATATACACTATGCCCCTCTCGACTAAAAATCCAAGATTTATTAGATATTACATAACCATTCTCATTAGCATCAGCATAATCATCAATACATGTAATCACACGAAGAATATCTTCTCCATGAAAAATATTACCATCACTTTTGAAAGGGGATTTAACTATTAAAAAATCTCCTGTCTTATATTTCACGTTTTCACTCCCATTCAAAACTCACAGGAATACATTGTTCTTCTATAAAATTAATGGGAATATTCCAATGTGTTCCTTTACCAAAACTATATTGGTTTCCTGCATTTGTATGCCCTATTGATGTTCCTTGCCAAGCTTTATTAGAAACTGTGCAAAAGCCATCTTCCTCAACTGAAAAATCACTTACTATTCGTAATAAATTTCCTTTAAAAAAGGAATTACCATCATACTTGAAAAAAGTACGAACTTTAAAATAATCACCTTTGCGTATAATCATTTTATTTCCTCTATTCTACGTTTTGCTACTTCAAAATACCTAGTATCTAATTCTATGCCTATAAAATTTCTTTTTAATTTACGACAAGCAACTCCTGTAGTGCCACTCCCCATAAATAAATCTAAAACTGAGTCATTTTCATTTGTTAAAACTCGCAACAAATAATTTATTACTTTCTCATCCTTCATTGTTGGATGTAATTTAGAAGACTGCACTGTTGTTGGAATCACACATTTTTCTAATAAATTTTCTCTGTTAAATGTCCATTTAGAAGGTTTATTTTTAGAATTGTAAACTCCCCATATTGCAAATTCTACATCATTAACAAACATTCTATCTCTATTAAATGGAGCAGGATTTGATTTACTTAACACTAAACATCTTTTAGGAGCTATATTAAATTCTCTACATACTTTTGCTATTTCTCCTAAATTTTCCCAAGCATTAAATATAACAACATTTGCATTTTCTTTTAGAATTCTAGGAAACAACTTAATATAACCTGTTATGTCAAATCCTTTATCCCATTCTCCAAAATCCATTCCATTTCTTAAAGCTCCCTTTAAAGTATGAAAATTTGTTTCTCTGCTAACATTATAGGGAGGGTCTGTAATAATACAATCTATACTATTATCTTTTACTGCCCCCCCCGATTACTTCAAAACAATTCCCATTGAATAATTCAATCATTTGTTTCATCCTTTCTTACATCATAATAAGAAACTAAAGCACTATAAAGCTCAAATAATGATTTAAAAGCATCTTCTTCTAATATAATATTTTTATCATCTAAGAATAGTATATAATTATCTTTTACTTTCTCTGCTCTTACTATTTCAAATTTTGGTTTATATAATTTCTTTACTTTTTCTATCTGTTTCATTTGGATTTTTCTTTTTCCTCCCTTCCTGATAATGCCTGTGAAGTAACTGCTATTTTATCTATTAAAGAAGCAATATTATCTTCTGTGACTTCTTTTACTATAGAAATATTATTAGGCGTTACATAATTTGCTATAATCATTTTATATGCCGTTTCTTTTGAAGGAACTATAAAATTAATTATAAACACTAATGAGAAAAGTGCTATCCACACTTTTGGGAAAAACCCCTTTTCAAACTCTTCTTCGGTTTTACTAGTCATAAGTAATGCCCCATTTATTAATATTGCCAAAATAAAAACATATAGTGGAAGCATTTCTATTACCTCTAACTTATCAATAAAATAAAATACCCACGGACTAATAATTGGTTCCATTTTTATTTCCTCCTTTTATTCCCATCCAAAATTATAATTATTAACTACATCAAAAAAATAAAGTAATTCCCCTTCCGTTACAAAACTTTTTATATACCACCCATTCTCAGTATAAATAGTATATTTTGTTTCTCCATACATAGTTTTATATGGGGCTACTTTATACAATTCTCCACGACTAAAATGAGCCGAATTATCTTTTGCCTTTACTAATTTTATTCCCATTCTTTATCCACTACCTTTTTAAAAAACTTAAATAATGCCTCTTGGGATACCCAAGAATTTAGAAGATTGCCTTTTTTGCTATAAATATTATATTCCATGCTTCCATACACACTAAGTACAGACACTGCTATATATTGTTCATTTAAATTATAATGTATAAGTTGTCTTTTTGGAGTTACTGTTATCCTCATTCCCATTGTGTCTCCTCCCATCGAAATTTAATGAAAAAGTCGGGAAAAACCATAGAGCATATATCATGTCTTTCATCCCCAAAATGTACTATAACTGCACCAGCAAAAAAACGTTCTCCTAATTCAGCCCAATAATATTCACCTTTTTTAAAATAGCTATAGTTATGAAGACACTTACATAATCTACAATTATTATTAGGTTTTTTAATTATTCCCATTCTAGAGCTACCTCCTCAAATACACTATAGAATGTCTCAGTAAAAATTAAACATCTGCCTTTTTCAAAATAAGCAGTAATAAAATTACTGTATTCTTTTTTAGCAAAATAATGCTTACCTTTTTTAAAAAAACGATAATCTTCTTTACATTTATATAATAAACAATTATTTTGAAATTCTTTAATCATTCCCATTCCTCCAAATCTATGCCTAAAAAAACTTGCCAAACTATTTTTTCTTGTAACCAATCTATCAAATACCCTTTTGAATCTAATACCATATAACTATTATTAAACGCTCTGCTTTTTCTAATAAAATAATATTCATTTACTTTAATTAACATAAAATTTTGTTTACTTAAACGTTTCTCAAAACCTTTCAATATTTCCTCCACCTCAATACTATTATAACATAAAATAAAAAGACTGTCAAGCATTACTTATTAAATTTTAAGTAATAACTTAACAGTCATAGCTGTTATCTGAACACTATAAATATTATACCATGTTATGTAAAAATTGTCAACTATTATTTTAAATATTCTTCAATTTCTTCTATTGTAAAGCCTAATCTATTTAATGTGCAATTTTCATCATATTTATATTCAAATAAACAATCTTTTTCTTCCGTTTTTTCTATTTTTTGATTTTCTAATAATACAGGAACCTCTCCTTTTTCTAATTCTCTAATAAAAAACCAATCATGTGTGGTCTCTAATAAAACACGAAAATCCTTTTCCCACATTTCCTTTGGAAAATTGTTTCTTACATATTCATAATCTGCTTTTGTATTTAAATGTTTTGGATAGCCTATCATTACATTTCCCCCTTAACTAAAAGAAAAATATTTTCTTGTTTTAATTATTGTTGCAATAAAAGGAATATGGTCTTTATAAGTTTCTAATTGGTCTTTTAAAACTTTAGAACTTGTAAATACAACTTTCTTTTCACCATTTATTTCAATTTGAATTTGAGCATAATTATCATCTTCTATTTTACTTTTCATTATTTTATAAGATAAAACTGTTATTTCTTTATTTAAAATATCAGAAACACTAACCTTATCTCCAACTAATCTTTCTTCTGCAAAACTACTAAACTTGTCCACCTAAGAGTTTCCTCCTAATTCCTTTTTTAATGATTCTAATTCTAAAAACATTCTTAAATTGTAACTATTAGCCCATCTTAATCATCCAGATAAACTTGCCACAACAGATAAAGCTTTATCTTTACTTATTTTATTTTTCAATAATTCATATTTTAGTCTTTTAATCCTACGCTTCATTCTTTTAGCTGTTGATTTTCTTACCAAAACATAACCAGCATGGAAATGTCTATATCCTAAAAAATCAACTCCTTGTGCTGTTGGAAACAAAACACATTTGCTAAGTTTTAATTCTAAAATTTTAACTACATATTCATTTATTATTTTAGCCATTTTATTTAAATATGTTTTATCATCAGAAAATAATAAAAAATCATCGCAATATCTTAAATAATTTTTTACACAATTCTCTTGCTTTAGAAAAACATCTAACTCATTTAAATATAAGTTTCCAAACCACTGACTTAAATAATTTCCTATAGGAACATTTGTTGGAGTATTAACGCTATCAATTATCTCATCTAATAAATTTAAAGTCTTTTTACATTTTATTTTTTTGCGTATCACTTTCTTTAGAAGCCTGTGATTAATAGAAGGATAAAATTTACTTATATCACATTTCAAACAATATTTAAACTTTCTAGTGTATTCCATACATTTTATACTGCCTTTATGTTGACCTTTATTTTTTCGACAAGCATAACTATTATAAATAAATCTATTATCCAATATAGGCTCTAAAACATTCATAATAGCGTGATGAACTATCCTATCTGGATAAAATGGCAAAATATAAATATCTCTTTTCTTTGGCTCATAAATTGTTTTTAACTTATATTCAGCAGTTTTATATTGTCCTGTTATCAAATCATTTTGTAATTTTTCAATATAATAATCTAAATTTGCTTCTATAATTTTAACCTTTCTTTGCCAACTTTTATGTCTTTTAGCTTTCTCAAAAGCCAAATATAAATTGCTTTTGTCTATTATTTTAGTCCATAAATTTCCTTTTCTTTTCATTGATTATCCTTCTAATTTAATAAAATTTAGAAATAAGGACGTTCAATTACTTTACTAGCCCCTATTTCTCCCTGTTTTGTATTTCACTTTTCAGTGAGGCATATACAATCAGCCGAGGGTAAGCCGCACCTGCTTTAAAATCACCCACGTATCAGACGTACTACGAGAAGAGTTGTTGACATTCACATTAGCTGACGAATCATTGCAATTAGCTGAACGAGAACTGCAATTCGTGCCATTATTCCAGTTAGAACTCAACAGCAAAAAAATCTTGCCAATCTAAGTATCATATATGCCCTTATATAATAATATTATATAATCTTCTTTATTTTCTCACAACTAAAAATTTTAGTCTCGGTCTCTCGGTTTCTAGACCTCTCTGTCCAACTATCCAAACTTTTTCTCGGTTTCTTAGTTTCTCAAATTTTCAATTCTCGGCTCAGACGCACTACGAGAAGAGCAGCCGACAAACACATCAGCCGACGAATCATCGCAATGAGCCGAACGAGAACCGCAACTCGCGCCAAGACTCCAGCGAGAACCCAACAGCAAACGATAAAGCGTTCCGTATGTTTGTCCATAACTTCTATCGTCTACATTAGAGTTATAAACAGAATTTGTCCAACCAGACCCGCCTGCAAAGCCTAAATCCATTGCAAATTGCCATAATACACCACAACAATCTTCTAATCCTATATTACTAATCATTCTTCTTCCAGCCGTATCTACATGCCCACCTGTAGTATTAGGGTCAGATGAACCTTGAATATTTGTTTGTTCATTAGAACCTTTTGCTCCCATTTGAAATTCATGCCGCCAAACTAAACGCATTCCTTGTTTTACAAATTGCTCATAAAAAGCTTCTCCATGCCATTTTTTAGCAGAGCTTCCATCTGCAATAACGCCATTATAAACACTGACTAATTTAGTTCCGTCCCAACTAGGCAAATAAATTGCAATCCAACAATCCGTTAATTCTTCATAAGCAAATCCTTCTGGACTTCCTTTGGGGCGATGTTCTAAATCCCATCTTGTTGCTGGTAAGATATCCCCTGCAACATATCCAGATAAAGCATGCCCTTCTATAATCCCGACATCTTTGCATAAACAATGAAAACCACCTATTTTACGGCTATTTTCTGCTGTATATCCTGTAGGAACTGTACTATTTAAAGATAATACAAAATCTGGCTCTGTTCCAGAACCTGCTAAGGCATAAATATAAACATCTTTACCCGCCAGATTTTCACCTAATGTTGAAGTATTAAGAGTAACATTATGTGTGCTTATATAAGCCTCTCCATTTATATTTATCCGCATATTCTTAGGAATAACAATAGACGTTTTGTTTGAAGTAAATAAACTATCTCTTGAAAAATAATTGGATTTATCCTTAATGCAAGCTACTTGATAATTCCCAAAATCCATTAATTGTTGCACTTCTTCTTGAATAGCACTTACATCAATACTTGTTTGATTAGTAATAGTTCCTACAGCTTGAATAACCCATATTTGATTTATTGATTTAGGTTTTACTTCTTCACCTGTATGTTCTGCTCCTACTGAACGAGAGGCATCGAAATTTATAGTTTGCTGTTGTCTGTCTGAGGCATCTTGATGAATACTATCCTTATTATTACCAGTTTCTACTAAAGTTGTAAATTGTCCAAGAATATTTCTTTGTGTATCTTCACTAAATTGATTAATTTTAGTTATATCAGAATCAGCTCTAATAAATGCTCCGCTATATTTAGGTAATCTAAAATTAGTTTCAGTAGTTCCCATACTAAAATATGGGCAACATACATTATTTGTGGATGCTAAATATGCATTCCACTCTACTTCTGTTTTTATTAAACTAGGGTGTTTTTGCAACCAATCCCACAACACCCCATATATTTCTCTGCTTATTAACTGACCTTTTAATATTAACTGACCTGAATCTAACTCTGTATAACTAATGGGATAAATGTCCCCAACTGTATGCCCTACATAAACCAATTTTTCCGCTTCTTCTTGATTTGGATTAACCCATATTAATCCATCTTTTTTCTTCTCTGGCTCTGTAGTGGACACTACCACCATATTTTCATCATCTAAAGTATTTAAAGAGCTTACTATTCTAGTTACTGTTACATCTTCTTGTTTAGTTATATGTTCCAAAAATTATCACTCCTACTCTTCATTATATTCTGTATAATCTACGTATCCACTAAAAACAGATATGGAAACTAAGTTATTATTAGTAACATCTATCAACACACTCTTATAAGAGCTCCCACTTTGTGCTCCTACCCCAGTTACTGAATACTGCCCATCTCCAAGATTATAAATATAATTATTCCCACTCTTTACCCAATCTGCTAAAGTAAACATTCTTCTTATTACTGTTCCACCTAATTTTTTCCATTCTATAGGATTTAAATTAACTAAAGTATATTCTTTATTTGAACTTGTATCAAAAAATTTCATTCCAATTACTAAATTTTCTGTTGGAAAAACTGTTCCTGCATTCCCAGAACGTACAGCATCAAAATTATCATTTAATTTTGGCGTTAATTCTGTGCCAATAAATTCTTCACCAGTAAATTTTTGGTACGCCAACTATATCACCTCAATCATTTTCTAGCATCAATCTGATAACCACCTGAATTTATAGATGGACTCCAAGAAACAATAAAACCATAATCACGGTCTTTATACCCATCAACAAGTACACATATTTGATAGTATGTTTGTGGACTTACTGCAACTCTTGTATCTCTATCCTTATAATAAACCCAACATACATTTGTCTGATTATCCCCTATAGAGCACCCGAAACGGTATCCTTGACTCCATCTATCTGCCCAATAATGCTTACCTGCGGCTAATCTAACTGTCTCATCCCCACCATAATGCCAAGAAAACTGCACATTAACTCTAGTAACACCTGGGGGGGAAAACCAATCATAAGTCCAAATACTTTTATAAGTCCTTCTTAAATCAAAATTTCCAGAAACAGGCTGATACTCATTGCTACCTATAATAGTTTCCCACGGATTTATATTTGCTTTTAAAATTCCGTCAACGCAATAAGCATGTGCATACAACTTTACTTTATGCACCCCTGCTGTTAAATAGACATCTTTAGAAAATAAATAAATCCAACTTGTAGTATTTCTATTTTTTATTTCTCCTGTATCAGACATTTGTGTATTATCTATTTCAGTATAAAAACGTAACCAACTTCCATTATTAGGTATTTCACTATATAAATAAATTCTTGAAGAAATTCTATATGTCCCTGTTTGTACTATAGTAAATTCTGCTTCATAAATTTTAACTGCGCCATAACTCTGTCCTTTTGTTAAAGTTATTGTCCAACCTCTTTTATTAATTGTTTGCAAAGGCTGATTAGCACTTGTCATCATAAAAAATTCTTTATTATCCCTATAAATTGAAGCATCTATAACATTTGGCAAATCCACCGCTCTAGAGTTTATTGTTGATATAAAAATGCTCCCTTTTATATTATCATAAACCTGTCCTATTGGTTTAAATGTATATAATTTTAAAACGTGTGCACCAGAAGACACTGTTTTTGTAATTTCTTGTTTTTCTTCAATATAAACATCATTAATATCTTTTTTTTCATAAATGATTTCATCATCTAAAACCAATTTAAACCCAAAATTTCCTTCTTCAATTTTTGAAGCTGTCAATGTCGCATCAATTACTATTTTCATATCTATAAGTCTATTTATAGAAAAACTATAAATAGTATGAAAATTTTCAGAAAAATCAGTTCCTTCATCTAAAAACTCATTTGTTATTTTTACATTTTTAAATGCAACATTTCCCATTAAAGAATCATTAGTTTCTAAAAGAGTTAAATATCTAAGAGAGCTATCTTTTAATATAATTTCCTGATAATTACCCTTAGTTTCTGCTGGTGTAGTGTATAAAGAACATGCAGATGTAGAACCACCAACAGAAACATGAACTTTATTAGAATTATCTACAGTCATTAGACACCACCAATTCTAATTCCAGTTCCATTTGGAAAAACTAAAGTATTATTTGTATTAAATTTAGCATATTTATCATCTATTACAGTATCTGATAATTTGCCACCATTTTGTAACATAGGTATTTGCCCAGCATTAAATCCTATATCTAATAACCCTGTTTCTATTAAATTATTCTTATTAATAATAGGTATTTGTCCAGAGCTAGTTCCAGTATCAATTAATTTAGTTGATATCTTATTTTTATCTCCAACTACTACAACTTGTCCATTATCTGTTCCTGAATTTATTAAACTATCTTTTATTTTTTTTGTTGATTCATCTATTAAATCCGTTACTCTATCTAATGGTATTTTAATGTTATCTACATATTCTTTAGTAACATATGTTTGAGTTAAATCTGCTGTTAAAACCCAAATCTCTCTTTCTACATTTATTAAATTGTAAAGTTTTAATTGGTCTGTTCTAAAACAAACCATTCCCAAAGTTAAATTATCTACAGGAAAAGATATACCAGCATTATTAGTTAATAAACTCATAAAATTATCATTTATATAACCTAATGAATTCGCTAACGTCCAAGCCTCTTCAATCGTAACTAATTTTTGCATATTATCCCTCCTTAATATCCTCTAGCAGAAAATGAAACAGCACCATTAACATATCTACTACCAACTTTTAATTGTGCAATTATATGTTTAGTTGTAACTTCTATTGGCAAAATTACTGCTTGATTTAATTCTTCCATATTTTCAACTCTAATAATAGTATAGGTAACTTCTGGCACAATATGAAATTCTCTACTAAATTCATATGTAGCAGGATTCCAATTAGTCTCAAATTCTATTGTTCCTGTCTCAAAGGTATCAGGAACATCTATTTTGTGCATATACTCCCTTGTATTGGGTCTTTCACCACTTGTAGTTGTAGCAGATAAAATAAACCTAAATAAAGCTTTTTGGTAAATATAATCCCCAGTTAACATTGTTTTAAATCTATCATATCCAGCAGGAGTTATTGCTTGGTCAAAATTTGTTTCATTTAAAGCAACATTATAAATAGTTAAGTCACTTAATATAGTTCCAGCCTGTCTTAAATAAATCTCTATTAATTCTACAAATTCTTCAAATGTCTTACTCAATTCTTTAGCTTTTAATTCTTCTATTTCTAATTCTTCTACTAAATTTAATTCGTATATTTTATTCAAAGATTCCTGAATTTCTATCCTGCTTTCAAAGAATTTTTCTGTAAACTTTTCTGCTATTTCTTCTATACCTAAATCATATACTATTTTTTTCTCAAAAAATTTAGTAATCTTATCTTCTATTTCTAATTCTTCTTTAAAACTTCTTTCAAAAGAAACTTGTCGAGATATTGTATCGTTTAGCTCTAAATCATAAGCAATCCTTACACCCTTATCCTGTAATCTAAAATCCTTGATTTTTTCATTTATTGTATTAATTTTTAAAGGAATCTCATTTATTCTGGCTTGTCTAGGCTCATCTGTATAAATCTCTACTGTTGGCATTTATTTATGCCTTTTCTGCTAATTTAAATTGGAATGTCACTTTAAAAGTATCTTTTGCTTCCTTATTTACTACTGGAAAAACAACTCTATCCATTGTAACCCCGCCAGAAGAAGCGTTACATAATCCAGTTTCAGTCAAAGAACCTGTTCCAACTCCAGGAGCAAAAGTAGCTACCATAGTAAAAAACTTCGTACCTTTAGTATGTGTATAAGTTGCCGCACTTCTTACAAGCTCACCTTTTAAGCCTAAATCAGTAGCCAGAGTTTTTGCATTATCTGTTCCTACAGCAATATGTGTTAAATTTGTAGGTCTACCAGAAGATTTTCCAATACAATCACAAATAAAATCAAATCCAGCATTCAAAATCATATTATGCTTTTCCACTAACTGCTTTAAATTTCCATGCTCATCAAACAATTCCCCTACCATTGAACAATCTAAAGCTATATTTTCATTAAACATTAATTTTCCTCCTTAAATATCGCTATATAAAGCAATACTATCATAAGTTTTGTAATCTGTATACGCTATTTTATTATTTTTAAATAAAGAAAATACAGAACTATACACTATCAAATTTAAATACCCATCTCCTTGTGATAAAATAAAAGTTAAATTATCATTTGGAAATGAAAAGTCTCCTGCTGATATTTCCAATCCAGTATCAGTAGTTAACACAAAATTATCCCCATCGCTACTATAACTTAAAAGCATCCAATCCCCAGTCTTAGAGTTCTTTAAAGTTAAAATAGCATATGGATAATCAGAATCAATAGGAATTTTTACATTAACAGAAAGAGAAAATATTTTTGGTATATTTATATCCTGCCATTTTACCATACTGTTTCCATCAATTAATAACCCTTTATGGAATCTTGCAGTTTCATAAGTAGCAATACCATAATCAGGATTAGGTTTAATTCCTTTATTACTTAAAAGCGTTTCATCTAATGTCCAATAATCTATTGATGTAGAATCTTTTTCTCCTAAATATATAGCGATATCTGTAGAACTATTAAAAGTGAAATCTGTGCCAACTGGCATCCAAGTTGTCTGTTTAGCTGTTTCAGAATTCCAAGTAAATTTTAAATCTTTCCATTTTTGGTTCTTCTCTGGATTAAAAGGTTTTATAACCTTTTCTATCCAGTTTCTTGAACAATATTCTTGGTCTAATTCTATCTCATAAATATATTCTGCGCTTAAATTATTATCATCTAACTGAAATCCTCTAGCATTTATATGCCCAAATGATTTTATACCTTTCCACTCATCCTCTACAGCATCATAAGTATAAATCATATTTCTATTAGGAATAGAAGCTATTCTTACAGTACAATAAGAGGCAAACTCACAAGGAACACCGTATTCTGTATAAGCTTTCATCCAAAAATCTACTTGTGTTGCCTGTGCAAAAGGCAATGTAAATGTTTGACCAGCACTACTTCCTATAAAATTACCATATTCCCAACTAGAACCTTCTCTTATTATATAATAAGTAGCTCCTTTTACTTTATTCCATCTAAACTCTATATTACGCTCATTTTGTACACAATCAAAACCTGTAACATTAGCGGGTCTAGCAATTTGTAAATCCAATTTTGCAGGAACAGACATATTTCCCATAGTATCAACAGCTATTAATAAGAATCTATATTCTCCCATACCTGTTGAGTAAAAATAACTTGTTCCAGTAACATCTGCTATCTTAGTGCTTTCTGAAACAACCCCAGAATATAATTCATAATGGTCTATATCTCTTTCTTTATTTGCTGACCAACTTAAATTAAAGCCCCCCACTGCTTCATAACCGACAAAATCTTGTGGCATATCTGGTGCTATATTATTTCCTGTTATTGTAATGAATGGTGTATATGTTGGATTTGAAAATTTATTATATTTATTCTCATGAACTAATTTAAATTCATAAGTTTTTAAAACTTCCATACCATCTATTACTGCTATATTTGTGCCATCATCAAAAATTCCACCAAATTGCCAAGTTTCTTCACCCTGTAATCTGTACCAAGCTCTAACGCCTCTAGAATAAAAATAATCTGGATATGAGTATTTGATATAAATTCTTGAAACTATTGTTTTATCTGGAAGAATATAATATTCTTGCTCATTTCCATTATAAATAACTGCTGGTGGTGGCTCTGTAGGGTCTGCTAAAGTAGAATTATTAATAATTGGGTCAGATGAACCCCTCTGTTCATTATAAATATTAGGATTATATTCTCTACAAGTAAGCTCAATTCCACCATCTTGTTTATCTGAAATCTTTATTATTCTGAACTGCTTATCTTGAAACTCTGTTATATAATCTGTTACACTTATTACATCCCCAACAGTTCTGTTTAAAGCTCTTCTATCTGTTACAAATTTTATGTACATTTTACAAGTTATTGCTTGATTTAAATAAAACCATGCCAATCTACTAGCTTGGTCAAAATTTGTAACACCATATAATTCATAAGTTTCGATTCTAGGCTGTTTTCTTAACGGTGCAGAAGCTTCTGCTTGTGCATTTACCTTTACCCACTCATTTTCTGGGTCTATATATTGAACATAAATTCTATCTGGAATGTCCTCCATAGGAGACCACCAAAGCTCTAAATCATTAATTGTATCAGGGTCAAAATACTGAACAACTTCATCTGCCTTTTCTACAAATAATGAATATTTACCATTTTTATACACTAAATTGGAACGACAACAATTTAACATTGTTGAAATCCAATCTAATCTAGACTGTGTTTCATCTAAACAAAGATTTAATGTATAGCCTTTGTCTTCATAAAATTTAGAAGCTTCAATAAAACTTTCTATATCTATTTCTTCTAATCCTAAACCAACACCATTATAACGTGTTAAAAAATCTAAAACACACCAAGCTGGATTATCTGACCACTCTTCAATATAATCAGTTTCATTTATATATCTCTTTACAATACTGCCATCAACAATAGCTGTAACATTAAAACTACCTGATAAATTCTCATTTGCCTTAGCTGTTAAAGCTAGGTATGCATCATATTTTAATCCACCTACTTTTTTTGCCCTCTCAGAATTATTAGAACCTTCTACACGACCATCTATATTTTGAACTCCATCACCTAAATAAATATTGTAACTTACACCTTCAAATAAATAACTTCCTATTTCAATATCATCTAAGCGAATATCTCTTATCCCTTTAATTTTTCCATCACAAAAACAAATTAATTTTACAATTCTTGTTTTATTGTCTAACAATCTAGAATAAATTAAATTGCCAGCATTTTTTACTGTGCCATAAATAATAGGAATAGGCATGGTATTAGAAGTTTCTGTAGCCATTACATCAGAATATGTTCTTTTAGCTGTTTTTTGCATTTTTTTCATTTGTCGTTTACTAACAACATATGAAGCTACCGAAAAGACAAATCCAATTACAGCTCCAACTACGCCCATCTAAATACCCCCTTTATCCTAGCTTTATATGCTGGCGTTAATTTCTCAACTACAACACCAGTATCTTTTGTGCAATGGATATATTTTCCATCGTCTATATAAACCATTATATGCCATAACCCTAAAGGCATTAAAATAGCTATAAAATCACCATATTTAATATCTTCTAATTTTATTTCTTCAAAACGTTCTTTTGCTAATTTTAAAAACTCTTTAGTATCCTCTAATGTAAAAAAATCTTTAAATTCTGGATGTATTAAATAATAAGGCGCAAGACACCCCCACGCCTTATTATCATCTGTGAATTGAACAAAAGATTTTCCTACAAATTTATATGCTTCTTCTTTTGGAATCATAATATCTCCTAGCTCCGAATTACCGTTTCTCTTGGAACAGAAGGATGCCCCCCAAAACGCTCTTCATTGTGTCTATTTATACAATCCTCTAATGTTTTACCACAATCAAAATAAGCCCCCACATAGCCGCACCGCTCATCTTTAAATTGATATTGACAGTTGGGGTCAAAAGTCATGTTAGGACTATCTTGTTGATAATCCCCTAAACTTCTTACTACTTTAACATCAAAAGTGCTGGCTGTCATACTAATATTATCCAAAACACCTTCATAAATTAATAACGGAGGCTCATCAGGAAAATCTGGCAACCACTCATATAATTTACAAGGCTTATTAATAAAGTTATTTCCTTGATTAGCTAAAATAGCCGCCCATCCCTGCCAATGATTAGAAAGTGTTAAAGAAAGTGTCTCAATAGACATATCAGAATTTTCTTCTCTATCACTTCTAGTTATAGAAGCACTTTGATATATCTCTCCACCTATCTCTACCTCTTCCACACTTTCATCAACTATAAATCTATAAACTGTTTCATCATTATATTCAACTACAACTAAAAGTCTAGTTGTAATTTCTGGCTCTTTAAGATATCTTTCTATTTGGTCTGGTATGCCAATACTCATGTATTATTCCTCACCTCAATTATTTCTAAAGTAGTATGCCTGTATCCATAATAATCAATTTGTGTAGAATATTTATCAGTATTAAATCTTACATAATACCAATTACCATCCCCACCCATATCTTCACCATCAGAATTTTCTTTTACCCATTTAAATCTAAAAGCTGTTCTTCTTCCCAAATGTGCTTTGAAAAAATCTTCTAGCTTTCGCCCTAATGTTGCATCTTTTTGAAATTCTAACGACCAAGTTCTTCTAGGCTGAGACCAGACATCTCTACGTTGCTCATTTCCTGTAAATTTTTCATCTATTAAAGTCTTATATTCTAAAGAATAATCATAAACTTTTAAAGCGGCTATTCCTGTAACTTCTTGATTTAACTCATAATCATAATAGTCTTCATTAGTGCTTACATCTAAATTATACATTATTTAGCTGCCCCCTTTACTGCCGCTCTCATTGTTTGCTGTGTTCGCATATCTTCTATTAATTTCTTTCTCATTAAAGGATATTGCTGTTCAAAAGCTCTCATATTTGCTTCTGGGTCTAAAGATTGGAACACAGGTGCAAAAGAAATTACAATCGGCGAACTTTCAGAAATTTCTTTATTTAAATCTTGCTGGTTAGATTGAGCATCAACATTCGATGCTACTAATCCTCCTTCTGCAAATTTAAACTTAGGCAATTTAGCCATTGAAGGAGCAAGTGCTTTACCTTCATTTAATCTATCAAGATAATCTACTCCAAGACGTTTCACTGTTTTTGCAGTTAAAACATATTCTCCATTTGATAACATTGCAGGAATACTATCACTAGTTCCTGTTCCTGCGCCAGAAACATAGCCACCAGTAGCAAACCCGCTCACACTACTCATAGCATTTATCATTTGAATAACTGCCATTACTACCTGTAATGCCATAGCAAATTTCATTAAACCTTCGTTACCAGAAACCATAGCTAACCCCATTAACATATTAGGGAGTGCCTGCAATCCAGCTTGCATAGTTAATTTATTATCTAATTTTTGCGCTCCTGCATTTTCTGCCAATAAACCATTTAAAGTTCCCATTGACTGACCAAAATCTTTTGCAGTAAGTGTTAACCCATTAAACTGGTTTTTTAAGCTATCAACTAAACTTTCGTTCTCTAAAGACATCCCACCATAATTTGCACCAGTCATTGATTCTCCTATGGAAAATCCTCCTGTGCCAGTTGCGATTCCACCTAAACCAGCTTCTTGACCAGAGCCAGAAGACATCTTTGCCATTGCTACTTGAACAGTTTCTCCAAATTGTTGTAATGTAGGGATTAAAGCATCAAATTGCCCTTTAATATTTAAAGAACCTTCTGTTACTGCCTGTACGCCCTGTTCCATTTGAGCTTTTATTTCTTCTTTATACTCATTAACTTGTACATCAAATTCTGTATCTATTGTTAATGCTTTTTCCCCTTTTGGAAGAACCGCATCAAACAATTTATTAGTTATATCTTGCGCTAATCTTTTATGCCACATAGAAGCCCATTCTTTTAAAAGATTGCTTGCGAAATTCTGAAAAGATTCTTTCCAGCTTTTTCCTTCTGTTAAATCATCAAACATTCCTGCCAAGCCATCTGAAAAACCTTCTCTTAATTTCTTTTGAAATGGCGGGACTTCTTCAACAATAGATTTCATTGCCGCTCTTGCATCTTCTGCTTTTTTTACCCATTCATTTTGTTTTTCTAAGCTTCCTGCTTTAGCGGCATAATCTGCTTCCGTTTCATATAAAGCAACTAATTTAGCATAAGTTTTAACATAATCATCAACATATTGCTGACGTTCATAAAAAATTCTTCCTTCTGCTGTTAAACTATCCATTCTACTCTGCTCTACAAGATGATTAATTTCGTTCTCTCTTCTTATAGATTGCAGTTGAACAGCTTCCACTTGTGCCTGTGCTTGTGTGATTTCATATTCTTGTCTTTTAGCTCTTGCTATTGCTAATATCTGTTTCTCTGCTTCTTTTCCTTTTTCTACCCAATTATTCCATAACTCTATCTGTTTTGAATCACTCTCTTGTGTTGCTTGTGCTAATCTCTCTTGTGCTGTTTTAAGCTCTACAACAGTTCTTGTATAGGAGTCTCCTAATTCATTGATAATATCTAATGTAGTTGATGCTTCTGTTGCTCCATATAAGCCATGATAAGATTTAGAAATCGAATCATATGTATCTTGTAACTTCTTATAAGAATCTACAAGTTTTCTATTTGCTTCTGCTAATGCTTCCGCTCTATCTATTTCAAGCTTCTCCAACTCTGTAGAGAATTTCTCAACATCATTTTCTTGACCAAGACTTTTCGCAATATCTATCTTAGCCTTTAATATTTCAATTTGTTTATCTATCTGCCCTTGTTTATTCTTTAAATATGCCTCTATATAATCCTGTGTAGATAATTGATTATTTTTAAAGGCATCTTCTATTTCTTTTAACTGAGCTTTAAAAGAAGCATTTGCTTTCTTCAAATCAGCATCTAATAACTTGTAAGCATTACTTGCTTCTTTTCCAGCACCTTTACCTTTTTTGCCAGCTTTTTCGTCTCCATAACTTTTTTTGCTTAATCCTTTAAATAATTCTTCTGCATCCTTACGCATTTTTTCAGCATCTTCTTTGATTTTTGTAATTCTACCAGCTATTGCATCTCCCGCTGATTTCCAAGCCTTATCAGCGGCATTACCATAATCAGCGGCTTCTTGAAGATACTGCTTATCGCTATTTCCAGAAAAATTTAAAGTGAATAAATCCTTCATTGCCATACCAACTGCTTTTGCTTGTGCTACAAATTGTGACATTTTTAATCTAAAGTATTCGCCAAAAGAATTAGTAGTATCTGTTAAAGTATCCCAAGCTAACCCTATTGCCCCTATAGCTCCTACAACACCTAATATTGGATTTATTAAAAATAATAAAGCAACAGCTAAAGCTCCAAGCCCCAATGTCATTCCAGCAAGCATATCAGTATTACTTAATAATACATCAAGAAGTTCTGTAAAATAACCTTGAACCTCAGAAAGTAAATCCATAACTATGCCTAATCCTGTCCATAAAGGAGTTAAAGCGGCACTAATAACTGCTAATCCAGTTGCAAGTAAATCTAAACTATTTGCTACCCCAGTTAATATAATATTAGAAATTTTTCCTAAAAGGTCTATTATTGGAGAAAGTGCTTTTATTAATTTTGCCATAGCAGAATATATTTTTTCTACAATATTTAAAGTGGATTCATTTAAAGTAGTAGTAAATACTTCTTTCATTTCTCCATTATCTTGCTGTTCCATAGTTTTATTAATGGTAAAAAATACTTGTTGTAATTTTAATGCTTGCTCTTTAAATGTTTCAAATAACCCACTACTTTTCATTGCGGTTCCAAATACTCTGGAAATACCATCATCTAAGTTGGAAATTAAACCTGCCCAAGTATTTTGAAACTCATTGCTTGCCGCTTGGAAACCAGCCATGCGTTTCATTACATCTTCATAAAGTGTTCCTTCTTCACGAAGTTTATTTACTGTTGCTGTTGTATATCCCAAAACAGTAGCAAGCATATCAACGCCAGGTCTGATTGCTTCACCAGAAATCAATCCTCTTAATTCCTGTACTACCTGTTGATTGCTTAATCCAAATGTTTTAACAGCCTGTGCTCCAACAACAGTTAAATCAAGAACTTGCTGTAAACTCATTCCAGCATCTATACCTAATGCCATTGTGGACTGCAAAGCTCCACCTAATTCTTCCATTGTTAAAGAAGTTTTTAAAGCTTCATCCTGCATTTTCATTAATAAAGCATCTGAAATTTCTAATGCTCTATTAAAAGGTATATCTTTTTCATCTTGCTGTAATGTGGAAGAAATAATGCCAGAATAACCTAATCTCAGTGTTTCCATAGAGGAGGCAAAATTCATTCCAGGAGAGATAAGAGAATTAAAAATAGAGGCGATTTGCCTAACACCTTGCTCAATCAAAAAGGCTTTAAAAGATATATTAGTAAAAACATCAAAAGCTTTTGATGCTGAACTAGCTAAACCATTCATTGCGTTTTTAGCAGTATTTAATCCACTAGTTATATTTGCCGCTGATGAGTCCATTCTGCCTAAATTGCCAAAAACTTGATTAGGTGCTGTTCCTAATGTTCCATATACCCTATTTACACCATTTCCTTGATATCCCACTTTTGACATATCAAGATTAGGTACTTTTATACTATTCAAACTTGTTTGTGTAGCAGTAGCTTGTAATTGTACATTCTTTAATGCACTGACAATAACCTGTGTTTGCTGTTGCATAGCACTTGCTACAGAAGCAAATCCTTTTGTCATTCCCGCTGTCATTGAAGCACCTAAAGCGGTATATGAATTTTTTAAAGCTAATAGTGTTTGCTCATTCGCTCTTAATGCTTCTGTTGTTAATTTACTCTGCGCTTGAATTGTTGCAAAACCTTTTGTCATTGTGGCAGTAGCGGAACTTACAGAACTGCTCATTCTTGCCATTGCAGTAGAATTTGCATTACTCATCGCTTTTATTGCATTTGCATTTGAAGCACTGCTAGTTTTTATTGTATTAGCCAAAGATTTAAAACTTATATCAACTGTTCTAGACATTGTAGACATTGCTGTTCTAATGCCAGATGATAAAGTTGTTATTGTTTTACTTGTATCTCGATAAGAATTAGAAATAGAAGTAAAGCCACTACGCATTGAGTTACTATTCTTAGTCACCGCTTGTGTGACTTTACCAATCGCATTATCTATATCTTTGCTTGAACTATTAAAGGAAGTATTTAAAGTTTTTAATTGTGAAGTGATTGTTTTTATGTCTTTCGCCATTTGCGAAGAATCTAGCTCAATGGAAGCGACAAGTTTACCTACATCATAATCACTCACTTGTATCTTCCTTTCTAAATAAAAAGAAGGAGTTATTTTTTAATAACTCCTCCACCCATTTTTACAAAGTCTTCTATTCCCATTTTTTTTACTGTGTTATTGTTTATTTTAGGAATTTTGGAACCTTTTCCAATACCCTGTTGCACATTTTCTGGAATTTCTGTTCTGCTTTTTTCATATTTTATATGATATTCCAATAATCCGAATATCTTGCGAGGAGTGCTACTCCAAAATTCATAATCACTAAAATGTAATATTCTTTTGGAAAAATAATAGTATGCTACCCAATCCCATCCCTCTTCTTCCCCGCTATCTTTGGAGAGAGATGTCTTTAGTTTTTTGCTTCTGGTGTAGCTTCTACTTCATCTTGTGAAGGTAAAGAAGATTGTACTGCGCCAGAAATATACTCCATTAATACAGGAACATTAGAGGCATTTAAACAAGCCCCAATTTCTTCATTTGTAATATCGGGGCAACTTGAAATTAATCCTGCCCTTAAAAAATTAAGAGTATCTTTTATTTTTACGCCCTTACCTTCTGCTCCTTGCATTCTTGCAAAAGCTTCTTCAATAGAACCATATTCTTCTTCTAAAAGAGCAAAAGCATTCAAATCATAAGATAATGCTACTTGTTTATCTCCTAAAAGAAATTCATATGCTTTAGGTTTTAATATTTGTAATTGTTTAGACATTATTTTACCTCACTATTCATTTTTACTACTATATTATAACACATTTCTGCTAAATTGTCAATAGATTTTTTAAAAAATATTAAAAAAGAGGGGAGATTTCCCCTCTTAATTAAGCACTAATTGTGACTTTAAAAGTTGTTGTTAATTTTCCAACAGTAATAGTTATTGTTTGATTTGTGGTGGCAGAAGAACTATCAAAACCACTAATGTTTGCCATTGTGATTGTTAAATTTCTTCTTGACCCATCTTCATAAGTTCCTTCAACTACTAATCCATCTAATTCCAAAGTTTCTCCAATAGCATAAGTTGTTTTTGTTGGAGGAGTTTTTACAGAAATGCTTGTTAATTCACTTGGAATTTCAATTTCTTTTTCCTCTTTATTAAGAATTAACTGCCACCAATGTCCGCTTTTACGAGTAGGCATTGCTGTTCCTGTAAAAGAACAATCACCAAAGTCTCCGCTAGAATCATTTACTGTGAAATCTGGCGGTTCACTTACACGACACTTATAAAGTACAATGTGAGCATCTCCAATAGTCTCACCCGCATAATCCCACTTACCTTCAATTTTAAAGTAAGGCGGTGTAGCATTTTTAGCAGTCAACTCATAAATAACAGTTTCAGCTTTATTAGCACCTGCTCTTGTGATTTGACCGCCCATAATAACTTCTAATCCTGATAAACTTACAACAGAATTCGTAACTGTAAAGTTAATGCTAGTAGTACGAGAATATGAATCCATAATAGTTGAATCACCATACAGAATCTTATTCTCTAATTCAGGGGATACTTGGAATGATAACGCACCCGCTAAATCTACAGGATTATCATAAGTTGGCTCTGCATCAGCGGAATCAGAAATCATTCTTGAAACCTTTACATCTTTTAACTCCATAAGACGTAAGGCGGTAATATCCATAGCCATTAATCATTCGTCCTTTCTAATAAGTTCCACTCAAAGCAGTTATATTTAACACCCAATTTACCCTATTACTTTCATCATAAGTTAAAAATTGTGGTGGATTAACCTGCTTTACATGAAATTTTTTACCTTCTGGGTCAACCATTATCCCAGTATTCAGTAATTTATATATGCTGTTAATACAGCTTAACACTTGTTCAGCTTTTGAAGCTCTCACTCTAATCTGACAAGTAAAATCAACACTATTTCTTGCTCTACCAACAATAGCATAAGAAGGAGTATCATAAACAGCAATATTTAAAGCTTTATTAGAATTAGTTAAAGGAATGTTATTTATGAAAATATCTTTTCCGACTTTTCCATAATTTAAGCTTTCTAAATACTTTGCAACACTTGTAGCAAATGTCATCGTGCTCCCATTCCTTTCTTTGTAGCTTCTTTAATAATGCTCATTAATAACTGTTTATTAGACCTATAAGGGTATTCTAAATACTTAGCTTGTCCTCCATTCGGATGTCGCAAAGTTAAATCTTCATGCTGTATCCAAGCATAATTAAAAGTCCCAGCACTACTATTCCCCCACGGAGCTAATGCTTCATATTGTACTTGATAAACCATTCTTGCACTACTTGTACTATCTGTTATTTTAACAACTTTTCCAGACCGCTTTAATTTACCTGTATCTACTGGAACTAATTCTTGCGACCACTTTAAAAGCATATCTGCCGCTTTTTTTACACCAGAAGCTCCATATAAAGACATTTTTATACTGTATTGTTCTACCACTTTTGTAAACCCATCAAGATTTTTACTGCTTTTGCCTCTGGCATTAAAACGTAGCTTCAATCCCATTGTTAAGCACCTCATAATCTTGAAGAGCACCAGATACTGCTGTAGCCCTTACACTGTAATAAATACCACTTAAAACAATTCCATTATCATTTCCAAGTATGATATATCTTTCAGTGTTCTCTCCAATAGTCACATCTATAGCATCTCTGGCTTTTACTATATGCGGAAGAATACTGCCACGAGTGAATTGAATTGTCACATTCTCACGAGTATTTTTTAAATCCTTACGCTCATAATCAAAATCAGGGTCTCCCTCTTTATCAGTATTCATTGCGGCGATTATTGGAATACGATTTTCATAATCATAATCCAATATTGCTAACCCTTCATCGTTATATCTCTCTTCAAGAAGAGGTATATACTCAAAAGACATATTTAATACTCCCATCATTTGATATACTTCTTGCAAAGAACTTTCAACCCATTCTTTATCACCCATTTGTCATTACCTCTTGCGAAATTAATGACTTTGCACCATTTCTTCCCTCAAAAACCAAAACTATATAATAAGTTGTATTTGCAGATAAATTATTTAATCTGTACTTAGTTCTATTTATATCATAAAACATTTGTGTTGTTAAAGCTTTAGAAATATCTAAGACAGTATCTGCGTACTCATCATACATAGGCTCTAAACCATAGTATAATGAATACCTTTTGAAATCGCCATAAGATAAATCAAACTTATTCCACGATAATTCAATATTGTTGTCACTAACTAAATCTATTGATAATTTGACAGGCTGTTCCCTAGAAAGATTATAATTTCTTATAGTCCCATCTTTTGTTGTAACAGTTACAGGCTTTACTATTACAGTATAAATATTAGCATTAGTTTCAAGCTCTGTCTGCACTTCTTGTGCTAAAGCGGTATAATGAAAAAATCTATTACCTTTTTTAAAAGAAGCTTGCTCTACCGTTACATCAAATTCAGGTGCTACTGCCAAAGCTAATCTTTGAAAAATTTCAAGTTTAGCATATAAAATAACGACATATTCTTCATCAGGTGTTATTTCTTCTACTGTCTTGCCAATCCTTTTAGCACTTTGTTCAACTATTTTAGGAATATCTTCCTGTAATTGAGCAAAGGCAGGGTCTTGACTAATAAGAGGTGCAGATAACATTAAGCTATCTATTAAATAAGATACTAACAAATCTTTTGTTGTATCCATATTACCCCTCCCTTATAAAACGTCTAAAGCGTTTCTCTCAGCTAAATAATTCTTTAACTCCTGTGATACTTTGTAAGTTTGACCTTTTTTCATATAAACCCAAGCATCACCAAAATAAAACTCTATATCAATTTTAGCCCGAACTTCTACTGTTTTAGGAACGGGCTTTACTTCTTTGACTTCTAAAACATCTAAATCTACAACTGCTTCTTTCGTTTCTGGTGTTTGATTTCTAGCCAATTTTAAATCCTCCATATATTATAAAAATAGGGAAGGGAATTACCCCTTCCCTTAAAAGGTTCTTATCCAGCCTGTACTGTAACAGTGAATGTAGTGGTTTTACCCCCTACAGTTACAGTGCAAACTTTTTCACCAGCTTCCGCACTATTAAAACCTGTAACATTACCTTTTGTCACAGTTTCAACTTTTGTACTGGAATCACTATAAGTTCCTGTTACAACCATGCCAGTGATATCTAATTCATCACCTATTGCATATGTTTGTTTTGTGGGCGGTGTTGTTACCGCAATACTTACAAGTGTAACTGGTGTGGGAGGTTCCTCACCAACATATTCATTAGCAAGCAAATTTGGAGCTTGCTTATAATAAAATACAGAATCCTCTGAGACTTCAAGAGTTTTTGCTAACTTACTAGGAGCTTGTTTTGCAAAAAATACATCATTAACATTAGCTCCTGTTTTATTAGCAATAACTTCTGGGGCTTGCTCCATATAGAATACATCAGTATCCGTTAATTTTTCAGCCATTTAAATCCCCTCCCTGCTCATTTATTAAGCAGTTTCAATGATAACACCATGAGTAGGATTTAAGGATTTAGTGCCCCAAATTCCATACCAACCAAGTTTCAACTCACGTTGGAAATCTTGTGGAGTATCTGTTCTAATTTCAGGCGGTAAAGCTACTGCCATAGCGTAGTAATCTTCACCAAATAAGACAGCTTGATATACGTTAATGCTGTTTTTGCCTGCGCCCTTTAAATCAGCTTTATAGCCAGCAATATTATCACCGATAGGTGCGGCACCATTAGGCATCATAGTTGTCTCAATAAAACGAACATCATCTATTCTACCAATTTCACCACTGAACAACTGTTCAGGTGCACCGTAATTGCTTGCATTTATCCAAGCTGGGTCATCTCGCAATGTTCTTGATTGATGAGGATGCACAAAGCAAATATAATAATTGCCACCGATTTTTGGCGCATTATTAGTTGACAAAATTTCAACAGCATCTTTAATAGTTGCTACTGATAATTCATTTGCACCAGCGGCAATTTCATTTCTTGCTGAAATTTTAGCCGCATCCTTTTTACGACCAAAAATTTTAGAGGTGCCTACATCACCTGTGCAAGCGGTATCTCTTAATTCGCATTCAATTACATGCCCGATGTTTCTACCCAGCAATTTTAAACTGTTAGCCATCTGGTCAACGAAAGAGAACTGTAAAGATAATGAAGTAATTGCTGTTGCAGTACCATGCTCTGTAACAACAATTTCTTTCATTGTAGAGCTTAAAGTTTGAGATTTAATTCTCTCACCTTCAAGCAATTTTGGCGGCAACTTTAAGTTTTTGTAAGTCAACATTTTTATAGTATTGCCAGGTTGAGTCATTAACTCAGTTTTTACAGCCGCAAACTGATAAAATCTCATAACTGGTTCAGCTTGATAGTCTAATTCTTTAGAATACACAGGTTTTAATTCGTTGATTAAGCGAATCGCATTACCTGCGGCTAATTCAGTACCACCCTCACGAATAATTGTATTAATATCATTCGCTGTTGGGAATTTTGGTGTTTGGTTTTCAGCCATTTAAAAAATCACTCCTATTAAAATTTACGATTTCCTGAATCTCCAAACATTACTTTTCGCAAAGCTTCGTAAGTTTGATTATCCATGTCTCTGACAGATGCTAAAGCATCTTTATTTTTTGATTCAAAGATATTATTCATATCTGGTGTTGGCAATCCCAGATTTGGTTTATATTTCTCTTTGACTTTATCTTGCAAAGCTTTTGCTTTTGCATATGTACTATCAATTTCTTCCTTAGTAGAACCTATTACTAAGTCTTTGAAATCTTCGTCAATATCACTTAATTTAGAAGCTTTATATGCTTCTACTTCTTGTGATTGTTTGTAAGCTTCAAATTCAGCTCTAGCTTTTTCTACCTCTGCTTTTAATTCATCTCGCTCTTTTGTGAGAGCTTCCAATTCTTCTTTACCCAAAGATTGTCCCTCCTGTTTTGCTTTTTCAATCAAGTCTTTAAGCCGTGTTATCTCTTTATCTCTTTCTGCTACAGTATCTTCAAGTCCGTTGGATTTTAAAATCTCAGCATTAAGCTTTTCGCTTTTAACTTTTAGCTCACCTTTTAATTTCTCAATCTCAGGATACAGTTTTGCTTTTTCCTGTTCCCTCGCTTTGGACAATAACGCATCTATATCTACTTGTGTTTGTGCGTTCTGCGCTGGTGCAGGTTCTTGACCAGTCGCTTGTGTATCCTTTTCTTCTTCTGACATTAATTCTTCCTCCTAATAAATAACAATTACTTACCTTGTGGTTTCATTGAAACCTTTGTACCATTGGTAGGCATCCTGTTAGCAGGTTTTTTATCAACCTGCAACTTTACTGCTGGGGTAATATTTGTATTAACATTTGATGGCTTCATATATTTCTCCGCTGACACTCTACCACCTCCTTCTTTTATAAAGTATCTATATTATACCTTTTTTGAAGGTTAGGTTTTCTCTAATCCAGTAAAGAGTTTTTTTTCTTTACCCTCTCTATTAGTTCCAACCTTATTTTTAAAATCCATTTGAGGATTAGCATTATTTTCTACTGGAATTTCTTCCTTCTCTGGTTCTAACATTACTGAACCATCGGAAGGATTTACTAATCTGTTTCCTGCGGGCATACTTAAAGGAGCAATACCATAATATAGTGGATTTTCCTTACTATCTTTGTCAATCTCTTTTAACAATGCTTGTGGAGAATCTTTTTTAAGTCTTTCTAAAGCATTTTCTCTACTTTCTAATCCAGCTTTCATTTCTTGCTGAATCTGACTTAACTCTTGAACCATATCACGAGGTAAAATATCCCCAAAAACAACTCTATGAGTAAATAATTTAAATCTATCTGATTCCTTAACAGAAATCATACCTTCTTTTAAGCCAATTAATAAAATAATTTTATTTACAAGTTGAACAGAAGCCCCTGTCATTACTTGTTTTGTTTTTATTAAATCTATTAAAGGCATGAAAGCTATTTGAAAAGCTGTTCCACTTAAATTTGCAGGCGGTGCTTCTCCACCTATAGCTAATTTTGGCATATTAGCAATCTCAAACATATTAGTTTTAGTGTTGCCAATATAATTGATACTTGCCCCTAAATCACCTTGCAATTCTAAGTTGAACACTTTAGCATCTTTAGGCAATCCACCCCAAACATTATTTGCGCCTCTTTCAAGATTAGCTATTCTTGCACCAGTAATAATTGTTGTTGGTGCGGCATGATAAGTTAATATTTCAGAAACATCAGAACATTTAGCGTTTAACTCTAAATTTAATGGTATAATATCTTCTAAGTCAGATAAACCAAAATTAGAGCCAGACAAGGGTAAATTTCTAAAATGTACGATTGGAATAATCCCATATGGGTTAGGAATAACCACATCATCTTTTCCATCTTCTTGTTTTCTTACCTCATCTTTAGTATAAATATATTTAATTGTAACTGTTTTTTTACCCGCAAATAAAGCAGGCTCTCTTTCAACATTATAAATAATAGATACAGACTCTAAAGCATCGGGAGAACCATTATAACCATCTTTATATTTTGGAAAAACAATACTTGAAGGAATACTAAATAGTCGTATTCTACCTTTAGGATACATTCCGAAAGGGTCATCAATTTCACTAGGACTTTCATAATGAACGTGAATATACGCATCTCCTGTAACAGATTTACACTGCCCAACATTCATCATTAACTCTGAACCATTATTGTCGTCCCATACTCCATTTACAAAACTTTGTATATCTTTTTCAAACTCTTTATCAAATTTAAAAGTAAAACCACCATTAAATTCAGTGCTAACATATTTATTTACAAAACGTCTACACCAATTTTGAGTAGTTTGTGGTGAATCTTCATTGGTAGCAATATAATCAAAATGATACCCTAAAAAGAAATTCCAAAACCTCTCATATTCAGCAAGCCTTGCAAGGTCTGCCTCTCCTAAATAAGAAGTTTTATCATTCAACTTAACAAACGGTTCTACCATTTTTGTTAAAAGTGAACGATAACCTGATACCAAATCCAAACCATCACCACCTTCTTCTTAATCTTTGATTCAATCTATTTGTAAAATGATAGCTACTAGAATTTGTCTTAAAAAACTCATTTTCTGTAACCAATTCTGGTGCTCCCATTTCCGTTTTTAATCCCCACACCATTAAAGCGGCACTGAATGGGTAATCATCATGTTTATTTCTTTCTTTAGGATGTCTTACAACTAAATGATTATTCTGATACTCTTTTTGTAATTCCAAAAACTGCTCTTGAAATTTTTTAAATTCTATTGTTTCAGCCGTTTTAGGAGAAGCAGGATAATGAAAACAATTAGCTTTTAAATAAGCATCAAAGTATTTCATTAACGCAGATTTTGAAGGAACAGTAAACACAAAAGGTACAACAGGGCATTTTAGATTAGCCGCAAGCCTGTCAACAACAGGTGCCCCTACTCCTGTTCCATCTACTACAATACCTTTAACTGTAAAATTCTTTAAGAAATCCATTATCTTATAATACTGCTCTTCATAATTGTCACCAACTATTTCTAACCAGTCTAAAATTCTCACATCGTATAAAACATAGTCAGGAACTCCTGCTTCTGTTGCTTGCTCTACAATTATAGGATTTGTATAATCTGGAAGTCCTACAGTAACTACTGTACTATCCTGTGACTTACCTATATCAATTCCTACTATGCACTGAGTATCATAACATACGTATTCTCTATCTTTATTTTTCATTGCTATTGGCTCTTCTGTGAACTTATTAGCATCAATAAACATTCCATATTGGAACATCCACTTTAATTTATAACTCATTTGATATTCTTCGCTATTTTCCCCTAAAATCATCTTAGCTGATTCTAAAGTCTTAGCATAATGCGGATTAGCTTTTACTACCACATCGCAATCAAATTCAAAATGACTCTTTAATCTTATTTCCTCATTTTCCCACCGCTTTTTATTTAATTGAATAGTATCATAAAAAAAGTTCTTATTGATATTTGGTGTTCCAATTAAAATCTTTGTTCCATTATAAAACGAAACTGTTGGGAAAATAGATTTTTTAAATTTAAAATTACTGATATCCTGTGCTTCATCACATATTAAAATATGATATGAACCACCCTCTATATTTGAGCCTTCACTTGCACTTTTACAAGTAACAGTAGATTTTATATTTAAATTATTAAACTCTAATGTTATCTTTTCACCATTAAATGTTCCGAATCTTACATTAAAATCTGGATTTGTTAATACCTCTAATGCGGAAGAACAAGAAACACAATCTTTTATGTTTTCAAATATAATTTGTGATTGCGCTTTTGTTGGAGCAAAAATTCCTACCATTACACCATCTTTAAATAGCCTAAATCTTTTATCATCAGAAAACATTGGCATATTTGCCAAGATAGGAAGAAAAATAATTAAACCCGCAACAGTGTTGCTAACTGTAAAGCTTTTTCCACTCTGACGAGACATTAAAGCTGTTAAGGTTTCAGAATCATTTTCTATTACTGCTCTTATAATTCTCTTGCTAAAATGTGCTTGATACGAAAACATTTCTTTGCCTGACAAAAGATAGCAAAAATCAAAAATTTTGTTGACTAATTCTGTAGTCGAAAACATATCTTGTGCCATAAATACCTCTATCTAAAAATAAATAAACCTAGTAAATAATACTAGGTTTATTATAGTATATAGGTTAATGTCTCCCTATAATCCAATATCCATTTTTGCTTCTAAAAGTTAATCGTTTGCCTGTTTCACGTTCTTTTTGCTGTAATTTATCATACTCACGCTTTGAAATACGTTTCATATTATTTCATCACTCTTTTCATTGTGTTATTATTATACCATAAATTTATAGATTTGTCAATAGATTTTTTTAAAATATTTTAATTTTTTATTCTTTTTTTGACATTAAATGAATGAATTCATCATCTGTCCATAAAAAAATTTTCTTTTTTCGTTCTCCTCGCATCTCTGCTACATAACAGCCAGGAATTCCTACTCGATATCCTTTTGTTTTAGCGTAAGACGGATATACTTGAAAAGTTCCTCCCCAAACCTCATACGTAATTTCTGGTCTAGGTTCTTTAGTGAATTTATTATGCTCTATTACTACTCGTTCTTTTTTATATCGTTGGTGATGATGTTCACGCCATATAACAGTAGCATTTATCCAATCCCAAACACCATCTCTTTTTGGAGCTTGATGTTGAACAAAATGAATATAACAATTACTGCCTACATTAAAATAGAGAAAACAAAACTCTGCCATATAAATTTCAGGCTTACCTATCAATGTTGCTAACATAAGTTCAGGAGTAAAGTATGAATCATGTTTCCTTCTTCCTGCCCAATGGTTTCCATCTATAATATACAAAATTCTATCAGCATATGGCTTCATTATTTCTGCTAACTCGTATACCTGTTTATCGCCTATTGACCACTCTTCTGTAACATCAGACTTAGAAAGCTTTGTTGCACCATTTCCTGCATCTCCCCCTATGCCTACATACATATTAGGGATTGACATTAAATAATTGAATGTCTCTATAAATAATTCTCTGTTACAAAGACCCCAATGAATATCTGAAAGGTTTGTGAAATAGGCTACCTCTTCATCTGTTCTAAAGGTTACGATATGTTTTCGTAAATCCTCAAATATTATATCTTCTTTGCGCTTCAAGTTATATCTCCTTGTAAACATTCTTTAGCAGACTTATCTTCTCTAAATCTAATGAATCTTGGATTAATTAACGTAACTACTCTACCATCTTTGCTTATCAAAGAATTCTGATATTGTATCTCCACAACCTTACCTATATATGAATCTTTTCCCTTCTCTTTTATTTCTGCTTTTAATTCGTCTGATAAATTGCTTGCAGTGCAAACGTAAACTAACTTATTATCTTTATAAGCTCCACAAACTACCCCACCTACCCATTTATTATAATAGGATTTAGTGACTGGAATTCTTGTTCCAAAACTTGTTGTCTCCCAATATTTCCACTTTAATAATAAATCATCATCACTTAATTTACCATTATAAAGACTTGATGGTGGTTCAAACCCCATAATAACTAAGTCTGCTGTTTTTATACTCTTATACTTCAAAAAATTACCGCTCCTTTTTTCTACATAAGGTGCAAAAATATCTTTCAATATTAATCCCTCTTTACCACAAGACCAAAAAAACGTTAAAAGGTCTGCAAAAGATTTAGTAGGCTTTCTAATATCTTGGGTTAATTCAAAAATAGCCCCCTGTGTTTTACAATTCTCTATAAAATAACTGGGCACCATTTTGATATAATCACTAAACATATACCTAATATTATCTAAAATTTTTAACCGCTCAATAAGAGGTAAGTCTTTTATATCTTTACCGTTATAATAAACAATGTCAAATACTTTAAAAGTTAAGTATCCATTTTTATTCTGAAATGCTATTGCATTTTCAGGTGTTGCTCCTGTAACTTTCTGGACTTCAAAAAAGTGAGAATCATTTCCATAAACTAACTCACCATCTAAAACTGTTCCTGTTAAAGTGTGTAAATCACAATCTCTTAAATGTGGTAACTTATCTGTTGCCTCATCTCTCTGCCCTGTCTTTTTAGAAAAGCCACGTAACATTATCCTATTAAACTCTGTTCCTATATGCATACATGCTCTATGCCCATCTAACTTCTCTTGTGCAATATAAAACCCTTCTGCACTTTCTAATTCCTTAAATGTCCCCACTTTACAAGTCTGAGGAGTTACGTCAACCATTTCAACACCTCTTTTGCAAGAACTTCTTGAACATACTTTTTATATTCTTCTACAGTTTTAAAATCATTATGAACGGTTATATCAAAAGATGAAAAACTATCTAATTCTGTCTCACTATTGCTTAAAGATTGCTGTAAAGTGAGTCCATTTCTAAATAATTGATGCTCTCTCTCCACCCTGATAACCAAAGGAGAAAATTCTTTCATTTCCATTATTTCGTTTTCGTAGCGACAATCAGCAACAATATAAACAGCATTAGAAGAAAGACTGGGGCTATCTCTCTCTACTCCTTTTATTCCAAGCTTTAAGCAATCTACCCAATAATTTTGATTATATTTCCTTACAGATTCACCAATATCTATTAATAATTGCCGACCTTTTTCATCTTTTTTACCGTCCCATTTAAAAACTGTTTCGCAAATATACTTCAAGCTATCAGCATAATGAGTAATTAATACCTCTTTGCCTTGTTCTTTTAAATAATCCCCCAATACTTTTGCTAAAGTATCTTTTCCGCTTCTGGCTTTCCCGCTTATTAAAATAACTTTTTTTGACATTTTAATACCACCTAATAATTATTTTGTTTGTTTAATTTTTAAATCATCATAAGCATCATATCTTAACTTTGTATATTTAGTATGTTTAACCCTATCTTCACACTCTTTTTGTTTGCCTTTATTAAAATTTCTATAATCAACTGTTAAATACAATTATGTTATCGCTAGGCTTTTTATCCTAACTTCTTATAGTTTCCTATAAGTTCGGCGTACATTTTTACCCTCAACTTTACTTGTTAGGGTATCGGACACTCTTGGCAGGATTATATTTGTTCACCTGCTACGCTCTACGGTGATTATTAGCCTTTCGCTATCTAATAATTTACCTCGGTATTCCCTTAATTTTTTTAAACTTATCATATTTCCTATCTAAAAAGTGCTCTCCACAATCTGAATATAACCAATCAAGAATTTTTATAATATCACTTCTGCGTGTCCACCTCAACCTGAAAATACTGCCATTTCTAGTAACAGTTCTTTTATCCATATTTAAATTTTGGTGAATTAAATCATTGAAAGCTTCTACACAATACTTATTGCCTGTAAAACTTAATTCAAAGACTGAGTGATTATATCTTGTGAAAATAGATAACCCGCCATCACCATCAAACATCCCCCGCAACAAATGGGAATAGTACCTTTGAGGCATCTTAGGTATGGTAACTGAAAAAGTTTTATTTTGAACTATTCCATACTTTGCTAAATCTTCTACCATATTAGCACACCCTAAATAAAATCTAGCGTATCCTGTGGTTGTAATAGATACTTTATTGTGTACTCCTAAATCTTTTGATAATAAATTCAATATTTTTATATCATCCTTCAATATTGTTAATTGAACAGCATTATTATAAACACAGCCATCTGTAATTAGCCATCCTAACCAATAAGCTTTTTCAGGAGAATTTATTGATTTAAAAAAATCTTCAACAAGATTTCTATTCAATCGCTTAGAATAACTTATAGTTACTTCACCAGCATTTTCTATTGTATTTTTTACTTTTACAAAAGGAATATTTAAAGATTTAGAAATAGAAGAAATGCTTTCAAAATTTAAATACTTCTCTACTATAATTTGCTCTATTTCTTTAGTTATTTCAATACGTTTTGTCCTTACGGGAATCTTATAACGTTTCAAAACATTAAAAACAGTCCCCTCTGAACAACTAAACTGTAAAGAAATATCTTTTGCACTTATTCCCTTTTTATAAAGGGAAATTATATGATAATCTCTTAAACTCAACATATCACCTCTGCTTTATTATAGCATAAAACAGAAATATTGTCAAGTAAAAATTTTAGGGTTCACCGATTTTGCCCAATAATTATATTTACAATTTCTTGTAAATACGGCTATTCAATAACCTGTAACTCTTCTTAATCGCAAAATATTATTGCTTCCGCAATTAGGACAAACACTTGGAATATCACTTTGTAAACCACAATCATGGCAAACATCAATAGGGAAATTATAAGCTAAATAGGGAACATCAATAGACATTGCGTAATCCATAATATCCTCTACTGCTTGCTCATTTTTCATTGCATCTGCTTCAAACTCAATATAAGTAATACAGCCTGCTGTTGGATATTCACAGAACTTAGCTTCAATGTCTAATTTTTCAAAAATAGATGCTTGTTGCCAAACTGGAACATGATGTGAATTAGTTATATATTCCCTATCTGTAACATTCGGTATTACTCCAAACTCCTTCTTTAGAGCTAAAGCATATTTATAAGCCAATGTTTCAGCAGGAGTGGCATAACAAGAGAAATTCAAATTATGTCTTTCACTTGCTTCAACCGTTCTTTGATAAATATGCTCAACAACTTTTAAAGCAAAATCTAAACTCTCCTTAGATTCATAATGGTCGGCACCAAATAATGCTTGGCACATTTCCGCAATACCAATATATCCAAACCCTAGTGTGAAATGCTTTAATGTTTCATAAATTCCTTTTTCTCTTGCCAATTTTGCATCAGCAACAATATTATTGTTATACATAAATGGAGCGGCTTTTACACTTTGCTTACACATATAAAAGAATCTTTCTATTAAGCTTTTTTCTGTTAAATCTAATACTTCATCAAGCTCTTTCCAGAATCCTTCTAAATCTAATGGTTTTCCTAAACAAATGCCATGCCTTATACCAATTCTAGGCAAATTAATAGTTACAGGACAAGCATTACCTCTACCATCTTTCTTATATCCCATTCCATGTCTATCCTTACCTATCAAGGTTCTACAACCCATTGTAGCCATTTCTTCATCAATATTTGAGGCGGGATTTTTACTCCAATCGCAATTTACAATATTTGGATATATTCTTTTACTTAAACTCTTTATAGCTAATTTTTTTAAATCATAATTAGGAGTTCCCTCTCTATCATTAACCCCTTTTTTATATTGAAAAATACTTATTGGAAAAATTGGAGTTAAATGATTTTTACCTATCCCCTCAATAGAAGCATTTAGTAACCATTTTGTTACTAATCTTCCTTCTGGCGTTGTATCTAAACCATAATTAATTGAAGTAAAAGGTAATTGAGACCCAGGACGACTCTCTAAGGTATTTAAATTATGATACATTGCTTCTGCGCTCTGCTTTCCTTCACGCTCTAACATATCATTTGCATATTCATACGCCTTTTCATATTTCTTAAAAACTTCATTATCTATATGTGTATTTTTTTCATTATTTTTTAAGAAATCTAAAAAATAATATAATTCTTTATCTATTTCTTTTTGCTCCACATATTTCATACCACTTTTAAAATGTTTTACAAAACTCTTTTTTACAAATGGTGCTAAGTCTCTATCTATATGTGCAGAAGCTATTCCACCAAACTGACACTGACTCTGTGCTTGAAATATTACAGCCACTAATTGACAAGCTGTACTAAAACTTCCTGCCCCTCTTACATCACCGTTTCTTGTAATAAACCCATTTGTTAATAATGGTACTAAATCTGCAAATAAACAATTTTGCATCCCAACACTATAACTATCTAAATCGTGAATATAGATTCTCGCTTCTTTATGTGCTTTTGCTACGTCACTTGACATTAAATCATTTAACGCAATGTCTTTATGTATTACTGCGGCACTTTCAAATTTTCTGCCACCAAAACTTTCTTCATCTACATTTGCATTTTGATTCATCACATTTGTACATTCTATTTTACTTAATATTTCTTTTCTTAACGCAGAATCTCTTTCCCGCTCTCTATTTCTTTTTTCCCTATATAAAATAAACTCTTTCGCTACATTTTTAAAATTTGATGCCATTAACTCTTTTTCAATCATATCTTGAATAAATTCAACTTCTGGAATACTTTCTGCTGTCTCTTTAATCTTCGCTTCTATCTTGTTTGCTAACCTTACTTCTTTTCCTTCTAACATTCCTAAACTTTTGAAAGCTTTTAGAATCGCATTAACAATTTTAGAAGAATCATAATCTACAATTCTTCCATCCCGCTTTTTCACCTTAGTAATCACTTTGAACACTCCTTATAACAAACACTTCCTTTGCAAATAAATTATTTTGTTTTTTACAGTTGTAACAGTGTTTTTTATAAAGTTTATTGCATATAAACAAAAATAGCTAGGGCTTTCCCTAACTATTCAATTTTTAAAATGGAGCTAGTGGCAGGAATTGAACCCGCAACCCACGGCTTACAAAGCCGTTGCTCTACCTATTAAGCTACACTAGCATGGTATGCCTCTCCGAATCGAACGGACTCTGCTGGGCTTCAACCAGCCGCTTTAACCAACTAAGCTAAAGGCATGTATGGTGACGTATGGGAGAATCGAACTCGCCATCCCAACATTGAAAGTGTTGTGTCCTAGCCATTAGACTAATACGCCATTTTGGTGTCCTATCTCAGATTCGAACTGAGACTATACGGATTTTAAGTCCGTTCCCTCTGCCGATTGGGGTAATAGGACATGGTTGAAGCAGATGGATTTGAACCATCATTTCTGCGTTATCAGCACAGCATACTAACCCTTGTATTATGCTTCAATATGGGTGCCAGAGTAGGACTCGAACCTACACTTAACAGAGTCAAGGTCTGCTGTGTTACCATTACACTATCTGGCAAATAAGGACTAAGCTGGCTGTCAACCCAACATCCCCTACCAGAGCTTCTCTGTGGCGGTAGCTGACCATTCTACCCTTTAGTCCTAGTATATAAAATAGCTTGGTTGGCACTTTCTTCTTCGGCTCTATACCTAGCTGTAAATTAGCTCAGTGCGAACTGATAAAGCCTCGGCATATACTTATACAGCTAAATATATGCTATCAATGGCTAACTTCTGTTTCTATGAACAAAAGGCGTGAGTTTTTTAAAGTCCCTAGCAGACTAATGTGTCAGATTTTTCTGTTGCTGACCCAACTTAATGCGCCCTAAGTCATTAATGGTTATCTAGACTCACTATTTTATTTTAACCCCAAGCTATTATAATCTATTTGGTTTCCCATGCAGGAATCGAACCTGCACGCAAGGTTTAGAAGACCTGTGCTCTGTCCATTGAGCTAATGGGAAATATGGTGCAGGGAGTAGGAGTCGAACCTACGATGTATCTTACGTGCCAGATTTACAGTCTGGTGCAATCGCCAACTATGCAACCCCTGCATTATTAATTGGTGTGAATAGGAGGAATTGAACCGCCGACATTCTGCTTGTAAGGCAGATGCTCTCCCATCTGAGCTATATTCACATTAAGTGACAGGAAAATGTCCTATCTACGGTAGCCTAGAGCTTACGCCCAAGCTAAAACTTTTTATTTGGAAGCGGGTATGGGAATCGAACCCACCTTAAACAAGCTTATGAGGCTTGCGAGAACACCTTGCCTCCCACCCGCAATCTAATCTAATGCCAGAGCATTTGCTAGCTTTACTCTGGCAAATTAAAAGGATTTTTTTTAGACGATGCCATTACGACAGCGGAAATCCGCATCCTCCACTTTGCGCTAGGGAGTGCCCTATCCTTTGCAGTCTTTGGTCTTTGTGGCAGGATTTGAACCTGCGACCCTTCGCTCCCAAAGCGAATGCGCTACCAAACTGCGCCACACAAAGATTGGTTGAGGGTACTGGAATCGAACCAATATTAAGCAATTATAAGTTGCCTAGTCTACCGTTGACTTAACCCTCCATTGGCACTTAGGGTTGGACTCGAACCAACAACTACCGCTTTAACAGAGCGGGATTCTACCATTGAACTACCTAAGTATGGCGAGCCGTGAAGGAATCGAACCCCCATTAATGGTTTTGGAGACCACTGTTCTACCGTTAAACTAACAGCCCATTGGAGCGGTAAACGAGAATCGAACTCGTAACATTAGCTTGGAAGGCTAAAGTTTTACCCTTAAACTATTACCGCACTATATCTATATTATATCACACTTTTGCGTATTTGTCAAGCATTATTTTTATTGGAGAGTCAGCACGGAGTTGAACCGTGAATTTTAACGGTTTTGCAGACCGTTTCCTTGCCCCAAGAATACACTGACTCATGTGGAGGAGGACATGGGACTCGAACCCACAAACGACTTTCATCGCACGTCAGTTTTCAAGACTGATGCCTTACCATTAGGCTAATCCTCCATAGACCGCCAGCCTAATAAGCTGTAGCGGTCACATCTGTTTTTTTGTTTAGTGATTCAAGCACTGTAAATCAACACCCTGATAGCGGGAGGGTATCGAATAAGGTCAGTGCATAACCTTCATCTCGTAGTAACCTTTATCGCTGGTTAATTCGCCCTTTCGCTTTCTGCTCTAGCTACGTCTATGGAGCATAGGATAAGCAATAACCTGATTTATAGTCACCCTTTTTTAAGGGCTTCCCACTCTTGTTTGTAATCTTTTACCTTTTTATATTCATCAGCATAAAGTTTTTCAAGAAGTGTCATAAGTCTTGTATGAGCTATTAAACAAAAACATAATGATTTTTGTCTTTCTTTATGGTATTTTAAAAGCAATTTTTTTCGAGCCAATGCTTTGCCTTTTTCTTCGTCAAACACATCTGCTCCATGAACTCTTGTTGTTGCACTCAATGTATCAGGAATTACAGAAGCATTAAAAGTATACCAAGCACCTGCACCTTTTGCAAGTTTATCTGCTTTACGTACAACATCTCCACGACAATTAGTTGCAATAGCAGTTACTGTTCCTTTTTCTTTGTTTACTACATACTTAATCTTATCCATTTGAATTCTCCTTTGTTTTTTATTATGTATACATTATAACACACTTTTTTCTTTTTGTCAAGTATTATTTTTTAATTTCCTGTAGAACCAAAACCACCAGCACGTTCATCTGTTGTATCATCATAATCTACCTTATCATATGATGAAATAATTCCTTGAACAATTCTTTCACCTGCTTTTAATACTACAGACTCATCTCCAAAATTTATGACTGCCGCAAAAATCTCTCCATCATTTGTTTTGTTACCAAAATAATCAGCATCTATAACACCTACTGTGTTTCCTAATGTAAGATTTCTTTTACACAAAGAACTTCTTGGTACCATAAGTAAAAATCTATCTGATTCAAGCTTTGCTTTTACTCCTAACGACACTAAAGTGGGCATAAGAGAAATTCTTACTTGTCCATCTTTTAAAGAATAAGCAGGAGGAATTTCTGTATCCTTGTAACAATACATGTCGTAACCAGCACTTCTTGCCGTCTTTCTTGTCGGCAATTTTGCATCTTTGTAAATTCTTTCAAATCTTTGCATTTACTACTCCTTTATCAACTGCACAGTAACATTTCTTCTACCGAATTTATATGCCTGTGCTTTTGTTGGAAAATAAATATCTATTCTATTACCTACAATAGCACCACCAGTATCTTTAACCTCGTAGTAACCACTATATTCACCAGCAATAATGTAAACCCTGCTGTGCATAGGCAACACGCTTGTATCTGCGGCTATAATTCCCTCTCTCACAAATTCACCAGAAGCAGTTCTGCCATAATCTGGGTGCCAAGAAGGTCTTCCACATTCATCTTCTGCCGCTGTATAAGCTGTTGCCAACATATCGTAAGAAATAATTTTTGGCGGTTTAAGTTCATACTCTACTTTTATTTCCGAAGCATCAACTCTTGGTGTTGAATTTGATTTGTCTATTGGCAAAACCAAAAAGAGCATCAGAAGTAGTGCTATTAAAACACTTATTAGCTTCTTGATAAAACCACCTCTATTCACATCTATATTTTGACCCACATACTTGACAGATATACTTGTCGTTATCTACCCTACAACGCTCGCCACAGCAAAAAATATCCCCGTCAAGTAAATATGGGTCTTTTTCAAAATGCTGAACTCCATCGGAATCAATCCAAAACTGTTTAGGAGTGCTATCACCCGCACCTGTTATAGACGACTTAATCTGTTCAAGCATTAAGATACAAGCATCAATTTGTTCTAAAGCTAATTCTTTATTCATTCTACCACCAACTTTGCAATTTTTATTACATTATACCACACTTTTAATTAATTGTCAACACCTTTAAAGCATTCTGGCGTTAAATCGTAACTTACCTTATCACACAATTCTATTTTTTCACCTATGAACAATGCCTGTGCGTAGCATTGAATAGCCATTGATAAATTAACTTCATAATTTTCTTTTTCTCTTTCCTCGGAAAGTTTCTTTAAAAATTTATCAGCACTAGATAACATAGCATCTTGCGCTTTTGTAAAGATACCTCTAATTATTAAAACCTCTCCTGCATTTTTTGCCGCAAGAAATTTAAATAAATCATATAATGGTAAGTCTACAATGTCTTCTTCTTTCATTCTTACACCCCATTTCAAAATGTATTATTATTATATCATAAATTTATAGATTTGTCAATAGATTTTCCCTGAAAAGTTTCTAAAAATATTTTTAAAAAATATATTGACAAATACATATTTTTATGCTACCC